TTAACTAAAGAATGCTTTTCGAGCTAAGATGAATTGCAAGCCGAAAGATTTAAACTCAGCTTCGTTCAGTAATTCAACAACTTCTACTCCGTTGCATGTTTCAGCATTAAAGTGAATAGGGAAAAACTGATCTTCTGCTTCAAATTCGACGGCTAAATCAAATGCTGTTTTTAGTGATGACAAACCGTTTTGATTTTTCTCAGTTAGTGAAACTTGAACGTTTTTAAATTTTATACCTCGCAATTTCTCAATTTTCTTAGCGTATGGTTCTAATACTTTTTCAATGGATTTGAGAGGTGATCGTTCAGGTGCGGTAGGGAGTGAACGTGCTTTAATTTCTGCCGTTGTACCATCTTCGTTATCTATGATAACTGGTAAATTTGCGTTGTATTCTGTTACCTTATTCAGCTCAATTAAGTAATTAAAATAGTCACGCGCCCAGTCCCACTGCTCGCCTTGGGCTGCAATCTCTGCAAACTTTTCAATGTGTTGAACTTTTCCCTTGGCGATAAGCTGTGCCAGGTCTTTTACAATGGGCCATTGTTTTAGTGTGGGTAAACCTTGCACGTTAAGGACCGGTGCTTCGTTTTCGTCTAGGACGATAAAATCTAAAATAGCGTCTAATTTATTTGTCATTTTTAATCCATCCAAGTGGTTCTACACAACGAGCTGTGCCGACTAAAACAGTATTGCCATTTTCATCAAGCATTGTTGATTGCCCGTCTACGATGTGAATTTTGCCGTCATCTCCGTAGTCTGTGCCGTCGTGCTTAAGTGATGTGTAAGCATAGTTTATGAAGCCTTGCTGGTTTTCGACTACGTTATAATTTAATGCTTTAAAAGCGACATCACCTACATCACCAGCTAGATCTAATATCTGATGTTCAGGTTCTCGGCTATTGTTGTGATCTAAGGTGTTGGTAGTTGGTCTTAAGGCAAAGTTATCTAGCTTATAGTGACTATTTATTTTACCTGTGCCGAACCCGTTTGTTAGTAATTTCCCTGTTGCTGAAAAGGCTAAATCACGACCCCAAGTGACTGCATAAAAATATGTGCCCCATACATAACCCAGGCCCTCAACTCCTGCGTACACACTTGAGTTTGTAGCTGTAGATACTTTCTTTGCTTCAGTATCATATTGATAAATAGTTACCTGATTAGCGGGCATATTAGTGAATACCGTTTCATTACTAATAGGTAGCGATAATTGTATTTTAGCGCTAGACCAGGAAGCTCCGTTGTTTACAGTGAAGGTTCTTTGGATACCTGTGCCTAAACCTGCATATGGGCGGCTTAGTTGAAAATTGTCTTTAATCCCCTCAGGTATATTAGGTATCCAATCACCCACCCATCCATCTTTTAAATCATCACAGAGAATAATCTTTGCAGGGTCACCAATTACATCTGTATGCAGGAATTCCCCAGCAACAGTGGCTTGTTTCAAAATGTATATTAAGATGACTGAAGGGGAATTGCCCCACGCCTCAGGATAGTAAATATGACTTGTGAATGAACCTTGTAACGTCTCTCTCCGATCTAAATTGTAAAAAAGTTCACCGTTAGTCACATTATAGACATAGTATGCATCTTGAACATCTATGCCTAACTCTATGGCTAGATTGTTGAAAGCTCTAACGCCTATATTAGATGAGGTTACTGTAGGTGAATCACTTATAGGTAATAATTTAGTAAGACCCACCTTTTCGCGCCCTCGGTATTCACCTGACTTAACAGCTAAATCCGCATCTGCAAAGTCTTCTTGAGTTAAGCCCCAAGCACTGTAGCGCATATCTCTACAGACACCGCCTTTGCCGCTGGCATAAATTGCATCGTAGTATCGTCCGTCTGGTCTTCCAGAAAAGCCCGAAGATATACTTCCCCAAGACAACCCAGACGTTGAGCCTGCAAGAAGGAACGCATCTTGTGTTGAGTTTATCTGTTTAGCTCTATCTTCTGACCAAGTTCGCGCTGCTGTTGTGTTTCCTGCATTGTCTTGGATTAAATCAGAACCAAAAGAATTATGACTCGGATGGTACGCACCTTTATTTAATCGATTTACAGTACCGCAAACCAGAAAGAAACATTCACCATCAACAGCTACACTTGTATTAGGTTTGTTATAATTACCTATACCATTTGCTGCTGTATATACCCCCAACTCTGATTTTATCCCTCCATTATAAGGGGTGTGCATGACTTGCACTGCTGGAATATATCTTCCTCCATTTGCCCTATCATAGTTAACCACGGCATCTTTAGTGCCTTGACACCCAATAGTGCCAATGTTCCCATCGTCAAATGAGAGTGCTGAAGCTCCATTTATTAGCGGTGATGCAGGGTCTAATAAAGACCAATCACCATTACCCTGCCCAGCAAAACTACGACCACGGACGCACCATTGATAAAAATTACCTGTGGCATCGTCAAAGTAAATATTATTCTCGGGGTCACTTGCGATAGCTATGCGCTCGGCTTCCGTGGCAGTTTGCCAGTTAACACCTTTGCCTCTACTTGAATTATCCCCTTCGTACCAAGAGAAGTATGTAATTGGACGCACGTTATCTGTAACCGTTGGCACACCATTAATGCTTGTAGCTTGGCTTTGAATTAAACCATTTTTATATACAAACGGGTCAGCATCATTAATCTCACGTAAGAACGCTTCAAGGCCCCACATATCAGGACGATCAGTTACCACTTTATTAGTTGTGGTTTCACTTGCAAACGCAATTGCGGGTGTTGCATGTGTTACTGAAACACCCGTGGCGCTATCATAAGTACGGTTACCATCTTCGGCAGGCGGGAGTTTAATAGTATTAGAGATATCTGCTTGAACTTCGCTGAGGTGACTTAATTCAGTCAAAACTCCAGCGATATGTAGGACTGGGTTGTTAGTTTTACTATTCCCTACAAGATATGAAATATTCGGTCCCGCTCCTAAACAGAAGGAATCCTTTCGTTGGGTTGAGTCATACTTTACCCACATACCTTCATTTACAGGAGTTCCCGCTACCGGTGCGGCCGTGTTGTTTCGATGCTTACCAAAATGCACAAAGCCACTCGCTGCAAACTTTTCATTATTAGCAGCACGTCTAGCTTCAAATTCGACTTTTCTCATAGCCCAAGGGTACGGGTGATACGCATCCATTTGTGCGGCGTTATCCGCTTCAATTTGCTTTAACGTTTTAACCGTTGTCGTGCTGCCGTCTTGATTTGTAAACATGACGGTTCCACTTTTAGTTTGCCAATTTTGCATTGCCACAAAGTTGTCATTCACGTTTTTGTTGGCGTTATTGATGGCATTCACAGCGGCTCTAAAATCGCCTGTGGTTGGTATCACTACGGCTGGTTGGTTTGACTGACTGCTATTGGCCCAGTTGTTAACCAGCTCTATGTATTGCTGACTAGCGCTGCCCAGGTAGCCGCGATTTATCTCGACTAAAAACCCAGCCAAAAATAAAAAATCACCTTGTCGCACATTTGCGATACTTTCGCCGCTGTTGATTGTTACTACTTTAGAGCCGTTGGTAACACTGGCTTGACTGGCTGTAAATGCTGCCATGGTTTAATCCTCTTGAGACACTAATGTTAATTTTTGCGATGTGGTGAACGATGACGACACTCTAAAATCATCACGTACTGAAATTGCGAGTTTGTAGGTTCTATCCTCGGTGCTTTGCTTGTTATCTGTATATGTGAACGAGCCTGAGCAGGCTTGGCTCATGCTCCATATATATTTGCGTGATTCATGGTCGTATATACTATTGAGGTATGATGTGCCCGTGTATGATTGGGTTCTTCTTGTTACCCAATTGCTATTTACAAACTCATATAAAACGATGCTAAAGCGGGGGCTAAGTGGTTTTGTCGGCTCTACTTCACTTCTACCACTGCGATATGTACTGGCTTGTAACGAGCAAATAAGATCTATAATCCCGCCATTGGACCCGAATGGGCCTATTGTTACATTGGCATTCGCCGCTAAGTCCGTCGTTGTTAAAGCGGTTCTAAATAATCCCGCGGTAATTGACCCACCGAAATAAGCATTTCCTGAGGTATCTTTCCATTCAATCGCGTTTGATTTTCTGAGTGCATCAAGATTTGGTAATCCGTTGCTCATAATTTTGGGCCCGTACCAGTACCACAAGTTATCAGTGCCAAAACCACTCGCGAGCTCTATTTTCATAAATGCATCACCAATCAAGTCAATGCGCGGGGATTCAATACGTGTTCCCGCACGTAGAACCTTACCATCCAAAGTGTTTTCAATCATGGCGCTGCCGTGTACACGCAACACATATGATTGCCAACTTGCTCCCGTGTAACGCTTGGTGTTTTCAATTTTAGGGTCGCTGGATTTATAAATGGTAACTATGTCATTAATGACGGGGGAACCACTCGGTACTGCACTGTTTGCGCTAGCGTCTGACCATGCACCGGTTGAAGTGGCAACAGTGTAACGGCCCGCGCCTCGGGAACCGTCCGCGCCGTTGTTTCCATTACGGCCATCTGCGCCATCTTGACCATCCGCTCCTTTGAATAATGACCACGTATAATCAGCGGGGTTGGTTGATTCTGTCGCTGTGGACTTATTTACAGCAATACCTATGTATTTAGTGTTGCTGTTAGGGACTTGGTACAGGCCTGATCCATCAGCATTATTGCTGTAAGCAATCCATGTGTAGAAAGTTTGGCCATCAGCACCTTTGGCACCAGGAACACCATCCGTACCGTTAGCACCGTCTTTACCTTTTATTTTTGACCATGTGTAATCTGCTGGGTTGGTTGACTCTGTAGCCGTGGTTTTATTATAAGCAAAGCCAATAAATTCTTTGTTAGCGGGTGAGTTACTAAGCCCCGAACCGCTGGCATTATCCGCATACTTTAACCATGTGTAAGTGGTTATGCCATTCTCACCGTTAATACCGGGCACGCCATCTTTGCCATCTTTGCCATCTTGGCCGTCAGCACCATCTTGACCATCAGCCCCTTTAAATAATGACCACGTATAATCAGCGGGGTTGGTTGATTCTGTCGCTGTGGGCTTATTTACGGCAATGCCAATGTATTTAGTGTTGCTGCTAGGGACTTGGTACATACCTGATCCATCAGCATTATTGCTGTATGCAATCCATGTGTAGGTTGTTTGTCCATCAGCACCTTTTACACCAGGAACACCATCCGTACCGTTAGCACCGTCTTTACCTTTTATTTTTGACCATGTGTAATCAGTAGAGTTGGTTGACTCTGTAGCCGTGGTTTTATTATAAGCAAAGCCAATAAATTCTTTGTTTGTTGGTGAGTTGCTAAGCCCAGCACCACTTACACTATCTGCATACTTTAACCATGTATAAGTTGTTACACCGTCAGCGCCTTTTGCACCTGGGATACCTTGCGGCCCAGTCGCACCGTTTTGACCGTCAATACCATCTTTTCCGTCAGCTCCATCCTGCGCTTTTATATCCTCAAGATTTTTAACTTCATGGCCGTCACCTAATATCAAACGACCACGCATAACATGCTGTGGGTTAAGTGGGTCGCTGTTGTCAACGTAAGACGTGGGCACAAAGGTGCCATCAACCATCGCCCCTTGGCGAATAACATCGCCCACAATATCTAGACTGGCTAATACACCATCGTTATAGCCAGCGATACCGGTTACACGGCCATTGTTATCGAGCGTCCACCCACCACGGGCCACTAATTTCCCGTCCACCGTAGTAAATAGTTGGCGCAGTTGTTTAATGCTCGCGGTGCTTTCACCGTCCGTTATTTGCATGTTGGCGATAAATTCAGCAAGTGGGCCATTCACCCACGAGCCGCCATCTGCAACACATTGCACCGCGTCATTTTCGCTGGTGATTTGTCCTTCAGCATTTACGCAATGGCCTACAGCGGTACGGGTGTACTCTTGAGCTGTTGCTATGGCGGTGTTTTTAGCAGCCTCAGTATCTTCGTTAATTTTGCTAGTGAGGGTTTGTTGTAACGTGCTGAACGCTTGATTTTGACTGGCGAATGTTTCGCTTACTTCGTCAAAACTGGCAATGGTATCTGCTACAAACGATTCAAACTCAATGTCGCGCAGGGTGTTGGCTTCATCAATGGTGGCTATGGCAGTTGTTACATCACTAAAACGTGCTGTTACGTTATCAAATGTTGCTTGATAACGCTGATCACGTACAACACTTGATTGATATTGATTAGCTACCGCTTTGTTTAGCGAGGTAATAATAGCGTTGTTACTATTAAAAATGGCTGCTAACTCAAGCTGCTGCTGAGCCAAACTTTCAAGGTCTGTGCTTTGCGCTTGCAGCTTTTCGTTAGCGAGTGACGCTTTAACATTGAGCGTTGCTAAGTCCTGGTCTTGCTTAAATTGATTGTACGCTGCAATAACATCATTCAAGCCCTGGGCTTGTTGTCCAAGCTCCAAGCCCTGAATTTGTAAAATGTTGGTCGTTACCTCGCCCTCGGCGGCGTCTAAACGTTGCTGAACGTCAGTAAACTTAGCATCAACGCCGTCCTCTTTAGCGTTATAAGCCGTGATTCGGGTTTCAAAATAAGCGTCTTTACCGTTTAAAAACTGCTGAGCATTATTGGCTTTAGTCAGCGTGTCATTGTCATCAAACTGCTGCAGCGTGGCGCTTATTTGATAAGTGGCATTAAAGGTATCAAGCAGTTGGCTAACGTTACTTTGTGTTTGATAGCCCTGCAGTGTTACCCATGCGGCACCAATTTCAACGGCGCGCTGCACAGCTGGGCCGTCTATCCACGTGTGTCCGTCTAGTTCGCACTGCACGGCATCATCTTGATCAACACGCTCGCCGTTGGCATCAACACAATAGCCGGTTACTGCGCGGGTAAACTCGTTAGCAGTGGCAAGCATCGCTAAATCTTGCGTTTGAAACTCAATGCGTAATTGAGTGCCTAACGTTGCGCGGGCTTGTTGCTCTGTGATCACTAAATTATCAATGCGGTTTAAGTCAGCCTCGGCATCACCCATGCGCAAACTTAGTTGTTGCTGCGCGTTGGCAGTTACAGTTAGATCGTCGGCATTGGCTTGTATTAAATCGTACGCAAATGCAATGTTATCGTTTATGCCATTGGGTTTATTAACAAACTGAGTGATCAAGTTTGTAATGGTGCCATCAGCTGCATTTATCCACTGCTGAGCTTCTTTAGCGGCGGTGATTATGCCCTCGGCATTAATCTGCTGGATTGTTGCTGTAATACTGTATTCACCGTCAAACGTGCTGATAAATTGCTGTACGTTAGTCGCGGTTTGGTAGCCTTGTGCTTCAACAAAAACGGCTGTGTAGTTATTGATTAGTTCAACCAATGGGCCTGCTATCCATTCATGGCCAGCGGCAATGCAAGCCATGGCGTTAACTTCATCAACTTTATTACCCTCGGCATCAATACAGTAACCAACAATGGCATCAACCCGTTCATTGGCTTGGGCAACAGAGCGCGTACCCTCGCGAATAATTTCGGCTCTTAACTCACGCTCAGTGCTTGAGCGCGCTGTACGTTCGTTCGCAAAGGCTTGGTTTAAACTGGTTAAGTAGGCCGCATTTTGGCCATATAAGCCCGCAAGTTCGAGCGTTTGCGTTGCGAGTGATTTTACATCGTCTGTAACAGCCGTGAGCTTTTGGTTAGCTACAGATAAGCTAAAGCTTTGTTCTGCTAGTTCCTGGTCTTGCTGCATTTTGTTATATGCTGCAATAACCTCATTTAAGCCTAAACCTTTAACATCAATTTCAAGGCCGCTAACCTGAGTTATGCTTTGGCTAATTTCACCGGCTATGGCATCCATGCTTTGCTCAGCAATACTAATGCGCTGGTTTACGCCGTCTTCGCTGTTTAAAATGCTGGTAACTTGGTCGCGTATTGTGGCTTCTGCGCCGTTGATCCACGTTTGAGCCGCGTTAGCTTTGATGATGATGTCTTGATCGTTAAACTCTTGCAGAGTAGCGGCAATGCTGTACTGAGCATTAAACGAGTCTATTAGCGTCTGTACGTTACTTTGCGTTTGATAGCCCAGCGCATTAACCCAAGCAGTTGTTGCATACTGGCCCATGATGCCCGTTGCGGCGTTAATATCTTGCTCAAGCTCGGTTGTACGCGCGGTAATATCAGCAAGGACTAAATCGTTAGCGCCACGTTTACCCACTATAATAAAGTCGATATCACACGCACCAAGGTCAAATTCTAAGCTAGTAATAGTGCCCGTGTAGCCTGCTGCGCCTGTTGCATCGAGCGTTAAGGTCTCAAAATCTGTACTGGTTGGCTCAGGCAAATGCAGGGTAGTGGACCCACCATTAAATTTAATATCGCCGCGCCAGGTTGTGCCTGAGTGTTTGCGAACGCGCAGGCGAAACACCGGGTTTTCATCAGCGTTATAGCTAATAACAGGGCTGCTAATTTGCGCGGTGGCCACAATGTAGCCCGTTGCGTGGTGGCTGTCTGGATCGAACCCTTCATTACTGGTATTAAACTGCCAGCTATACGCGGGTTGCAGTGCGGCCAATGCACCGGCTATTTGCCCATCTACTTCGGCAAAACTCGCTTTCTGATTAATTTGTGCTGCTTGAACAATAAGCTGCGCCTCAGCCTGGCTAATACGGTTTTGAGACTGAGTAATTTGTTGTGACGCTAGCGTAATTTTACTGTTCACACCGTCAATTAAGAGCGTAGCGCTATTAAAACTTTCTTCAGCAATGGCATACGCGCGGTTAACAATGGTGCCTGTATCTGGATCAACATACACAGCTGCATCAATCAAACGTTCGTTATTAAACGTGCGGCGTTCGTACTCGGTACGCCAACTTGTATACGCGCTGGTCACGTTTAAAAGGCTTAAACCAATGCTTTGCTGTTCTAAACGTTGCTGCTCAATTGCAATGTTATTGAGTTTAATTAGTGCAGGTAGGCTGCTATCAACTGAGGCGTCTAACACCTCTGTTACGCGCTCTAAATCCGTTATTTTGCTATTTGAATCGGCAAGTTGCTGCTGTAAATTGTTTGGGTTCTCAGCATCAATGATTTGTACTTTTTCAGCAAGCCCGGTGATGGCATTAAGGTTTTTAGTAATTAAGCTGGGTAAGTTGTTTTCAGTTTCAGGGCGCAGGCGATCAACTTGCGCGTTTATGTCAGCAATAAGGGTTTGGGCCTCAGTGCTTAATTTTGTAAGGGGTAATTCATTAATGTACTCTGTTAAATCAACGGTGGTTGTTGTGGCCGTTACGTTAACCCAATCACTTGCGCCCAGGTGATTAACACTGCGGACTCTAAATTTATACTCCGTTTCGCTTTTTAAACCAATGCGGTTATAAATTTGTGCAAGCACACGTTCGCCGCTTTGTGGCTGTGCTGCAGTGCCTAAAAACTCCCACTCAAATGCAGTGCCAATGCCTGCTGCTGCAATCTCGGCAGTGAGCGTAATTTGGTTATAATCAGCCATTACATACACCGTGGGCAAAGTAGGGGTTAGTACACTAAATTGCACAGCAACAAGCTGTGAGCGCTGACCAAATATGTTTTTAGCACTAATACGGGCGGTGTACTCACCTAACTGCAAATTAGGTATTACAACTTGTGTATACGTAACAGCGGTTTTAAATACCGGCTCGTTAGCAGCAGTATTAATAAACTCAACATCGTATTCATTAACTGCAAGCGGGGTCGGGTGGTTCCATTTGATTATGCCGTTGCCGTCACCATCAATCGTAACCCGTACATCAAAAACAGGCTGAGGTTTACCCACCAAATAGTCACTGTTGGGGGTTAAATCCTGCGCGCCAGGTATTATATTATCAGCCCATAAATCGGGGCCGTCTTCAACGCACATTAAGGTTACGCCACCGTCTAATCTAAAGCGGCGTTCAGTAACACGGTAAATTTTATTGTTTATTGATTCATTCGGTAAGTTTAAATACACCGTGCGGCCAACAGCAGCCGCTAAGCCTTTATGTTTAAGGGGTAGCTCTATTTCACCAAGGCGGGTTTGCTCCATATAAATAGTTGATAAGCGCTGCGCTGTGGTACTGCTGCGTACAAACGGCAAAGTAATGGTTTTTTCTAGCGTTTGATTATCAATCGCTTGATACCCAGTAGACACGACAGGCGGCGCATCTGTACGGTCGTAGTTTTGCTCAGGGTCGGTAAATGTGGCTCTAACAACATTGGCACGGTCACGTAAATCAGCATGCCATTTTATTTTAATATTACCGTGTACATCATCCTGATTAATTGTGTGCGTTGGATTGCCATACCAGGCACCTACGCGCACATACCATTGACCCATTTGTCTAAAGATTTTACCTGCAAAGCACGCTTCTAATTGGTTTAAAACTTCAATGGGTTTGGTGCTAAACGTAAAACTGCCATTGGTTGTATAACGTGGCTCTGTCGTTACAACGTCCTCAGCATCCGTAAACTCAGCGCCTTCATCACACACGTTAATGGCTGCAATCCACCACTGCAGTGGTAAACGCTCAAACGGCACTTCGTGAGCACCGTAAAAACGCACATAGTGCAGGGCGCATAACACGGCGTTTTGGCTCCAAAGCCAGGTGCTTTCGTCGTCAGGGTCTTGGCTTGTATCGCGCGGGTCCCACACACGGGCACCGCGTATTAAAAAGCCCATGTCGCTTATGCCGTCTTCAAACACTTCACGATTATTTTCAATTTCAATAAACACATAGCTTTGGCCAAACCCTATATGCTCGCTCGTCCAGCCTGCCATTTTAGCCACCGCTTTAGCGTTTGCAGTGGTTTGGCGGCCATCACTGAGCGAATAATCCCAGCTTTCACTTGGGTATTCACTCAGTTTTTTATCCGCAATGTATATCTCTTCAAGGGCATCAATGGGCGCACCGTTAATAAGTACTATTAACTGCATCCATTTTTTATCGTTTTTTTCAACCTCCGCTTGGTGTGCAATAACACCACCTACACGATCACGGCCAAATGTAATGCGGCGGGGTTGGTCAATGCCTTTTTGTAAGCCTTGGCCAAGGGTGGCTAAGTCGTTTACGGGTTCATCAGGGGTCAATGAATCCCATAATGCCCCCATGGTTTTATCCCATAGTTTATGGGTAATGCCTAAAAAGTCCCCACTTAATAACGACTCACGCTTTACAATCTTAGACATTGCGCGGCTCCAATGGGTAAACTGTTTTTACTGTATCCATCGGTAGTGTAACCAAACCATTTTCACCCACGCACACCACTGCATTAACAGTCACGATGCCGCCCACATACTCACCTTTAAACTCAACCAAGGCGATATCACCGCGGCGGGCGTAACTAAGCGCAATTGCGGGGTTTAAACGCTCTTTAAACACACTTTGAACATCGTTTAAACCGCGTTTAAATAATTGTTTAAATGCACCACGTTCAGTGCGGTATTTACCTCTAAAGTCGGCGGCTACATCGTTACCCGTTGCAAATAGCACCCAATCAGCTACCAATAGGCAGCAATCATTTTTACCCCATTTAAACGGTTCGCAGTTACGTTGATTAATAAAAGCAGCAAGCTTAGCGGCGACGTTCATTGCGTGGCCCTCCTATGTAATTACCAGGTTGTGTATCAGGTAGGTTTTGTTTATTGGCGGTCGCTTGCTCACTAAAAAATACATCACCCGGGTAAAGCGCTTTTTGGGTGGCATCATTCCAGCGTTGATTTAAGCGGGCTTCTTTCCAGCGCTCGCTTTCACCCGCCACACTAAGCTGTATTTGCGACACATCACCGCGCTCAACATCACAGGCCACAATGTAGCCGCTTTCAAGTAACTGGCTTTGGCTCACACGGTAATGCTCATCAACAGTTACTAGGTATATTTCGCAGCCCTGGCTTATAGGGTCGTTTTCAGCAACTTCGGCTAAAATTGCCTGGTCTTGGGTGTGCAGGGTTAAACGTATGCGGGCGCTGTCGTTTTTATCGCTGGCCGGTATTTCACTCACGGTGCCAAGCATGCCCACGCCATGCCAGGTTAAGTTAGCAAAACGGCGCTCACCTACACCGGTATGTAACAGCACATCACCACTTTTAAACGCCAGGCGCACAAAGTAACGAGCACGGCCGCTTGTTGCTAAATCAGCGAGTAGGGCGGCGTTTAAGCTTTCCATTAAAACGCCTCCCGCCCTTTAATTTTCCAGCTGGTCACAATGCCGTTTTTATACTGGGCACTGGCAAGCCCTTGCTTGTTATCAGCAAGGCGAAACAAACCAACCGGTTGTTTAAAGGTGATGAGTGTATTGTCTGCAGGTATTTTACGCAGGGAAGATTCAAATATAACGGTAGCGCGGCCTAGTGAGTCAGTCACTAAATCTTGGGTTAATACTTTAAGTTCGGTGTTTTGGCCAACGCCTACTTGCATACGTTCGCCAACAACCAACAGGGTTTGGTTAGCGGGTAGGCCATCAATGTTTAAAATATTGCCATCTTGGTTTGCACCACGCACATAGCCCACAAAATCTTTATCAAGTTGCTCACGGCGGTAATCAATTAAAGTAAACATGCCTACTTGGCCGCGCAGGCTGGCAATAAAACCATCTAGGGCCAATGCATCGCGCTCAGGTACATTGGCAAGTTCTATTTCAAATTCCCAATAGGCACCCTCAAGGTCGTAAACCTCGGTCGCATTGTTTGCTTTATTTAAGTGTATTTGGCTATTAGGCACTAACGTAAAGTTAGAGCTTTTAGGACGTTTGGGTAGAGGGAGTGGTTGCATCGTTACCAAGTTTCATAATAAAACACTGGTAACGAGTATAAAATTTAGAGGGAAAGCTTTCGGCTGGAAAGGGGTTTACATATAGTTTTCAAGGTATTCATTCACAAATTTATCATCAAAGAGTTCTTCATCTAAACTTGTACCTTCATAAGCAATTAAAGTAGCTTCTTTAACTAAATTAATTATATCTTCCTCTTCAATCAGTTCAGCATCATCTAATTTTTCTTTTATATGTTTAAAACGAATTTGTATAATTAAAAAGCCAATTAAAAAATATACACTAAACAAGCTATATAAGTTCACTTTAAAAGCATTTTTATGTTCTGGGTTGCTAAGAACAGAATAAAGTTGATTCAACACGGTACCGAAAGCATTTATCTGGATCGTACTCTTCCAAATAACATCAACATATATAACTCTCTGCTTAGAATCGATTGTTGACTCTTTATTACTATGTCTCCTTAGCCTTTCGTTGAGAAAATCTCTACCTAAGTCCTCAATACAGAGCTTAGTGTTAGCCTTGAAGTCAACTTCATCTAGCTCTTTAATCTGACAATTTTCTAGCTCTATTTTTAATTCATTTGATGACCGCTCTAGAGTACCAATAACTGATGTGTATAAGATATCACTTCTCTGAAGATCTAATCCCCTTTTCGTATCCTTCCAAGTCCAATATAGTAAAAGTACAGTCGCTGATAATAAAATAGGAGATAAAATATTATTAATATAAACAGCGGTATCAACCCAGTTTTTTAGAGGTGTGTTTAAATTAAAGTTGAATCTATCAAAAAAAATACCAACAATAACTAACGTTAATGAAAAAATTACAATTATCAAAGCCAATCCTTTGTGTGCCTTGAAAATCGTTAAACTTTTTTTTATTTTCGTTAGTATAAATTCTATAAATTCTATAAATATTTGCATCAACATTCCCTCGCTTAAAACTCCTTTTTACACGAATCTCAACTACTTAACAACTAAGCAGCACCGCGTACTGCGCGAATAATTGATCCATTCTCTTGAATGTTAGCCACCACAACACCTACAACTTGGCGGGCTATGTCTTGACCAACGGCTTGCGATGTTTCCTCACTTGCTCCGCCTTGCACGGTAATTAGGTTGCTTATATGAATATTTACACCACTGTTTCCAGTATCATTTGCCGCGCCGCCTGCATTGTAACGCCGTGCCATTTGGCTAATTTCGGTATTCTGTTTCGGGCTTAATACACGCTCACCACGTTGCAATACATAGGTAGATTCATTTGGCACATAATCTAAACCACCATGGGCAATACCAGCAGGTTGTTGGTTTTTAATTTGCCTCACTTGCTGCATACCTAAACCAACGGCCGCAGCTGCTGCAACACCGCCTAAAATAGGGCCTACAATAGGAATGCCGGCTAATGAGTTAAATGCAGCGGTAGCACTTTGGTAAGTGTTAATAATCGCTTGAGCAATAGCAAACGCCTTGTAGGCTTTAAAGGCTGTTTTACTTTGACCTGCCATGGTTTTAAACGTGGCAGCACCTAAACCAACAATAGCCTTCGCTTTGTCTGCTTCGGTTTGTTTCTCAAAATTAGCAAATGCAACGATGTTACTCTGTAACTCACCAGCATAACGGTTTTTAATTTGAAACAACCGCTCCTGATGGGCTGCTTCATTTGCTTCACGTTGACTAAAATAGCCAGCTGCTGAATTTAATTCGGTTTGGCGCTCTAAATCACGAATTTGATTATCAGCATTGTATTCAAGTTCGCCTGCATCATCATTGGCCGCTAAACCTATTTGCCCTCGTCGTTTAGCATCAACGCGCGCTTGTTGTCGGGCTTGCTCTACACTCAGTTCGTTGTTGTAAGCGGCCAGCGCTTCACGCCCAGCAAACCCTTTCACTACTGCAATTCGGTTTTCTAAATCCCGCTGTAAATCGTTTTTGCGTTTTTCTTCAGCTTGGTTTTGTATACGTGCTTTGTCGGTTTCACGCTTTTGTGCAATGGTTTTTAAGTCTTCGCCATATTTAACATCTAACTGTTTTAAAATCGCGTCGTACTTAACTTTATTAGCTGCATCGTTTTCACGAGCAACGATCACCATTTGCTTACGTTTTTCGTAGCTGTCTTTTAAGCGGGCTTCTTCGCCCATTAGGCTTACTTCTAGGCGTTTAATATTATCGGGCAGGGCAGTACTTGTTACAACTGGTTTAGGCTTTTCAGTTTCTTTAATGGCAAGTACTTGTTGCAGTGCCACAATTTCATTTTTTAAATCAGTAACGCGCTTTTCAGCGGCCTCTACGTCAGAAAACTTACCTTTTAAGAATGGGTTGTTAAAACGATCCCGTGCTTCATCAGCAAGTTGAATCGCATTTTTAATACGCCCTTGTGCCATTAACAACAAGCCTTGCGCTTGGCTACCGGTTAAATTGGCATACGGGTTTAGGTCTTTACTGGCTTCTTTTAGTTTATTAACGGAGTCGGTAGCGTCATCGCCCTGGCTTGCAAAGTAAGCAAGGCCAAGCCCTGCGGTAACAAGCAAACCAACAGGGCCACCTAACAAACCCATTACAGTGCTAAGGCCATGCGCTGCAAGGGTTGCCCGCCCAGCGGCAGCAGTATAAATATTGGTTGCGGTAGTTGCCGCAGCTTGTGTTGCTGTATAGCGGGTATTAGCTGCGGCTAAACGGGCAACAGCAGCAGTACGTAAATTAGTAGTGTTAGCCACAGCAAGCGTGTGCTGTGCATACACTTTCATTTGCGCGGCGCGTTGTAACTCTAATACAGCATTTGCTTGGTTTTGTTTTGCAAGCGCTGCATCCGCAACTAACGCGCGATTCTTAGCGGCAACATTAGCAACATAGCCTGCAGCGCTGGCGCTTAAACCCGCTACTAAATGGCCTGTTAATACCGTAGCTAATGCACCAGTTGCAAATACCAAATTATCAACAGCGTCTTCATTTTGGCGTAAATAAGCCATAGTGTCGGTAATTGAATCAACCACGCTGGTAACAGCAAAGTTTACAGGCTGTTCGTATTTGCGTATTAAGCGCTGGTACTCGTTACCCATTTCCGCAAAGCTGGCGTTTATTTTACCCTCAGTGGCCTCGGCCGCACCGGCATAATCGTTAAGCGCTTTGATCAGATAGTTTTTAAACATCTGGCTGGTTACTTGGCCATCGTTCACCATTTGCCTAAAACCGCCGGCGGCTTTACCCGCTGCTTTATCGAGTTTTTGTAAAAGCCCTGGCATGGGCTCTGTTACTTGGTTTAACTCCTCCGCACGTAAAACGCCGGCAGTCATACCTTGGGCCATACCAAACAAGCTTTGCCCAAGCTGCACATTACTGGCACCTGTTTTAGCTGCGGCGTTAGCCATGCCCTCTAAAATAGCTTTACCTTGGGTTTGGGTAACAACGCCCACTTCTTGTAGGGTTAAAATTTTACTGTAAGAGTCAGCAAGGGTGGTGTAACCGGTGTTTAAGCGGTCTGATGTGGCAAATAAATACTCTTGTACTTTGGCGTAGTTTTGCGCTGAGCCAGTTAGCCCTTTAAGGCGGGTATCAAGTAGCTGTGCAGCCCCCGTATCACGCACAAACATTGTGGCGGTGCCAATACCTACCAAAGTAGTGAGCGTAGCCCCAATTTGCCCGTAAGCGCTATTCATCAACCCCAATTGGCGCGTCATTGCGCCTTGTTGTTGCATAACGCGGGCTTGGCTGGCACCCAATTGTTGGTTAGCGGCAATTTGCCGTTGTACTGCAAGGGGAATACGGTTTAATTCAGTTACGTTTTGGCGTGCACCGGTTGTAACAGCTCTACCGTCATAACTTAAGCGTAACGCCAAATTCAAGTTGTTGCTCATCAGGTCGCCTTATTAAACCAATAATGGTGCGCTCAAGGGTTTGCAGTTTTGCAAAATCATCGGGGTTAAGAGTTATATTTGCATAGCGCCAGGCTATATCAGCCCTGGCATAATCAAGGGCAATTTCAACGCCTTCATTATCCCGCTGCCACTGGCTACTGGCGGTGGTGAGTGCCAATACAGCCGTGTGGTTAGGGGGCAATACAAATAATGTATCTTCTTTGTTTGGCGCGGTTTGTTTAGGTGCGCCAAAGTGGGCTTCGTCGTCATCAAACGTTTTACTGGCTGCTGCTAGGTCGCCCAAAAACCACCTAGCAACATCGGCTAGTTTTTTTCAGTGATACGGTATTGGGCGTTAATGCACTCAACACTTAAACGGGCAGTAATGCCGCTGTACGCCAACATTTCTTCAAGCGTGCTTTTATCAAAGGGTACGTCTTTACCGTCATCAAAAAAGTCATCCCAACCCACTAATAATGCACGCACAATCTTGTTGTCATTAGCACCTTGATTTTCAGTAAGTGTTTTAAGCTCGCTTTCAGGTACCAGCTTAATTTTTGCAGTAAATTTAAAAATAACCCCACCAAACTCAAAGTTGAGCGGGGCGCTTATAACGGCACTTTTTAACTGATTTAATAATTTTAATTTCATTGCGTGTTTTCCTAATTTAGCAGTCGTAATTTGTTATTTATGTTTGACTAACTTACTCAAACACTATCGTCAGTTCGTCATACCCTGCGCCGCTGGGTACTAGCTTGCCGTCAAACTCATAACCAGTTAATTCTGAGTCAAGGCTTGTGTACTTAGGCCAAGGCATTTGGTAGCGGCCAATAATAGTGACTTTTTTACCTGCGGCGGTGCCGTGGGTAAATTCAAACATGTGTACTTTGCCAACATCGTCAAACGGGTTAAAGGTTGCCAGTTCTTCTGCGGTTAACGTAAAGTTAGCGCTGCTTTCATGGCCCGTTATCATTATTTCTTCATGATTAATAGCGCGGTCAAATACTACGTTATTACCTAAATCAACGGTAAGTTTATGTAGCGTGCGTTTAACATCGTTAAGCTTAAAGTCACTGCTATTACTCACGCCAAGTACTTCAGGGCGTACCCAACGGTCCCAATTAACAGCAGGGGCGGCGTTACTTGCAACCGGTGCACTAAACAACCCTTTAAACTGCCAGTTAAGCATGGGTTTGCCTTTTTCAAGCGCAAAGCTCACATTGCCTTTCATTTCACTAATGTTGTGGGTGTTTTTACCAAAGCGCACTTTACACGTAACCGCCACAGCCGCGCCTTTGGTAAACGTAACGCTTGAGGCATCAGCCACTTGCACCATGCCACAAGCAAGTAAAAGCGGCGCAAAGGCAGGCTCATTACCTACCGTGCCACTCATCGCAAGCGGGGTTTTAAAGTTAAGGCTTATGTGCTCACCGTAAAACGTTTCAAGGCTGGCACCGCTGTAGCTGGTTTCTAGCTCGTCTTTTTCACTTTCGCTTTCAAGTGACAGCTCAACCTCGCTGGCATAAATAGCGTGTAGGCCCGTTAAGGTTGTGCCCAGGGCATCAGCTAAAATGAGTTTGTCTTTAAATCGCCAACTGCTCATGCGCTTTGCTCCACTTTAATTAGCTCACCACTTTTTAAGTTAAAAGCGCCGGCTATCTCGTCTCTGTTCCCTTTGGTACTTGCAAGCACCTGGTTAACGTTTTGGGCAATCGTCATCGCGCGGGACTTTTTAGGAGCTGTATAAGCCTGCTTTTGCTCAGCGGGTTCTGTAGATTGCGATTCAGTCTGTTTGCTCATGGCATCACCTTCACAGTTACGGTATGTAGGCCAGTTACACTAAACTGGCACTGGTAAATTAGGTTGTTGGTTTTTTTGTTAAGCTCAATAGTGCGGCCCTTATCAAGCTTTATTGGGTCCCACCCAGGGTATTGGCATCCTGCAATAGCGGCTTTTACATCACCGCGCAATTGCTTTACTTGTGCATCACTGTGCGCATTTCCCGCAGCACAAGGGATCACAATCATCACCGCAAACACGTCTTTAACTTGGTATTCGTCAAGGCCGTGTACTTCATTGGTGTTAGTGTTGTCATCGGCCAATGGCAATACAAACAGCTGCGCGCTGTGTACAGCATGTTCACGCACATGGTTAAAATCGCTCGCAAACCCCACCGAAGCGTCAAAAACAGTGCTACTTAGCAGGGTTTCTATGTTGTTTAAATCAAAGTTAAATGCCATTTAAATGCTCTTTAAATTAACCAGTCAGTGATGATGTCGTTAATCTCACTTTCTTGCACAGCGGCAATACCCAGTATTGGCCGTGCAATTAACGTCACGCTTTTATTGCGGCCAGTTTCACCACCAAAATGGTGTATAGCTGCGTACTTTTCGCCTAAGCCATGCTCAAGCGTATTCCCATTTACATTGTGCGTAACAGAGCCTGCAAGGTTACGCTCATCAGTTAGCGTTAAACCGCCACGGTCTTTTGCTGCTTGTGATTGCTCCCACTTGCGGCCTTCGGGTGTTACTTCGCGTAAAAATCGGGTGGTGACGTCCATATCTAAAAATGCACCAATGTCGTCCAATACATCAGCTGGTTCACCGCTTGTATTTGCAATTTGGGTTAAGCGGGGCAGTGCATTACCCGTTATGTGTATAAATACACCCGCCATTAATAGCGTTCCCAATTAAATTGAGAGCCTGCAGGTTTTGTTCGCATCCCAGTTCTTACGCCTGCAGGCGCATCTTCCTTAATTTGGATCACACATTTACTAACCTTATCAAGCATTGTCATTGCGTTACTTTTCAGGGTTTTAAGGTTTTCGTCAGCAATGTTAGGGGCTAACTCACAATGCATTAAATCAGTAGCAATGCCAGGTAAGACCGAGTTATTAATGTCATCTTGGTTTAATGCAAATCGTGCTACGTAGCCCGCTATAATCGCATTTACATTTTTTTGTGCTTGCACATACCAGGCATTAATTTGCTCTTGCAACTCGCTGTAAGTCTCATTTAAAAGGGCGGCTTCTACATCATCACGCGTTACGCGCGTGCCTGCCTCGTTAAATTTATTCGACGCAAATTGCAACAGCGTATTAAGGCCAATTTTGTCTATAACTGCTTGTTCTGTCGTAAACATACGTACCTCAGTTAGTAAAAAAAGGCCCCGAGCAAGTCGGTACTGGGGCCTTTACACAGGGAACAATGATTTATTATTTAGGCGTTAACACGTTGGTCAGCAAAATACCGCAGTCTTTGGCTAACACTATTTCTTTAACAGCTTCACCCACCATCACTTCTACACCACCGTTTAAACCTGCGGCTACATCACGATTTGATGACACACGCGAGCCATAACGCGCAGTTAGCGCAAAGGTCATGCGTTTGTTTTGAAATGACGCCAATGGGTCGTGATACGTAAACGATAAGTTGTCAGCAAAAGCACGTTTAAGCACAACGTCTTTGCCTTTTTTCGCTGTATTTAAGCGAGCTTGGCCCACATTAATATGATCAATTTCGAGTTGCTCTTTAATCCAGCTCCAAGGTACTAAGCCCTTATCGCCACTGGTGCCGTTATACGCTTTAACAATGTTAGGGTGGGTACGTAACTTAGTAGACACTGTTTGAGACATATTCATCGCGTTAGGGCGCATTAATGGCTCGTCTAGCATTTCTAAAAAGAACGGTAGAATATCAAGCGTAGGGTCATCTAAAAACTTAAACCCTTGCGCCGATAAGCTTTCAGACTTACCAAAGTTAGCCGCAGTGTTATACAGCTCAGCAACACGCACTTCACGACCAAGTAAAACTAAGTCCGCAATGCTCTCAGCGGCATGCGTACGTGGGTTGTAGTTTGCTGGTGCATTATTCTGGTCATCATTTGGAATAACATCAGATAAACCATAATCAACAACAGAGCTTTCTTTTTCCGTTACACCAAACTCAACTTGATTCGGGCTAGACTTACGGCCAATTTTGGTATCTGGCAGAGTAAACTTGTCGCCTTTGTTGTATTCAGTCCATTCAAACGATCGTTTACCAACAGATGAATATGGCGCTAAATTATCAGCAATTAGCTTTTTATTTGTATAAGCAATGGCTATCGCCGTTTGCTCAACATCGGGGGTAAATGGCATACCATTACTCATGGCAAATCCTCACTTTATAAAGTTAAGTTAACCCAGCGCTAAGCGGGAATAGTCGCAATTAACTGCGGGGCTAAAAATATGTCGCCAATGGTGCCAGCATCGCCTTCTTCCATCGCCCAGCCTGCAACGTGTATTTGGGTTTCCCCCACGTAATCAGCTAAAACAAAGGCAATGGCTTTGCCGTCTGCGTCAGCAACAATTAAGTCACCCGCCGCAATATCACCACCAAATTCAACAGGGGCGCTTTGGGTCATGACCACATCAACACGTAAATGGTTGTCCGTGCCTTGCTCTGTTACACCTGCAAATACGGCGCTGGCATCTGTTGCACCAATCACCTGAAAATCTTCAAGCGCAGACACCGCAACTAATCTGTTAGCAGCAATCGTAGCCACTGCTACAAAGTTTCTAATAAATCCTGGTTGTGCCATGCTCTTAGGCCTTTTTAATGTGGTCTAACGCGGCGGTAATACTAATTTCTACGCCCTTGCTAGATTGTGATTGTTGAAATTCAAGCGCCTTCGCTGCCAATGCTTCTGCACTGTCGTCAGTTACTTCGCCGTCTTTATCGTCTTTATTAAACTCTTGGGTTAAACCTGTTTGCTCAGGCAGGCCTTTTAAAAAGCCTTCAAACCACGCAGTTGGTTTAAGCTCTTGGCTTTTACCGTCTGCGGCAGCAAACTCAAAGGTGGTGTCGCCGTCATCCAGCTTGGCCATAAACTCAGCCATGCCATCGGTATTGGTTAAACGCGGTGCAGTACCGCCGTTTATTTCGGTATTAATAAAAGTGCTGGCTGCTGCAACACGCTGCGCGAATTCAAGCTTTGCATTTTTAGCGTTGGCCGCATCAATCTGGTCTTGCAGCGCCTTTCTTTCTTCTTCATCCATTGCATTGTCCTCATGGGTGGGTGGGGTGGCATTGCTGTTGTTAATAGCGTCGCCTTTACTAAATTCGGCACCTTCACCCGTATTGGCTTTAGCACGTTCATGCTCAGCAATAATGGTTTCTTCTTTTAACCATTCACCTTCGTAATGTGGCACAACTTTGTCAGCCGCTTCACTGCCAAAACGGTCAGTTAAAAAGCTGCGCAAGTTGCTCATAAGGCGGGTAAGGGCGTTTGATGTATGCAGCGATATGTTGTCAATATCACCTGCAGCAAATTCTAGGGTAAGTGTGTCGGCGTCATCAGCTTGGCTAAACTGCCAGGCTAGGCCTTCAACTGCGGGGGCTTTACCACCTAAGTAGCCAATGTGGGCCAGCTTATAGCCGTTATCAGTTTTTTCTAATCTAACCGAGCGGTTAGGGTAGCGCTTGCTTTGTACAGCCTGTGCAAATTCAGCACATACGTCTTCAGCTTTAGCAAACAACGACCCGTTTTCGGCTTTTAATTCACTGGCCCAGCCCCATGCAGGGTCGTCCATTTTTGGGTGGCCAATAACCAGTGGCGCGCTCTTCGGTTTAAAGTTGGTTACAACGCTGTTTAAATCAGCGCCGCTAAATGTGTGCTCAACGCCTTTAGCGTCGGTTTGAGTACCTGCTTTAAATACTTCAAACCAATCAAAATGGGTGTTTGGGGTTGTTTTTTTTGCCATGTTCCAAGTGCCAATAAACTAACTAAGAGGCACTCAGTGTATGGGGATAGTGATTATTGAACCGCTGGAAAAGACTTTACAGATAAGTAAGGGTTTAGCCTAATCATCAATACAACCCGCCCTAAGGATTGCATACATTTTATTGGTGTATTCACAGACTTCATGATAGTTAGATACACCATTGAAACAAATAAGTGCATATAATATGTCATAGTATTGGTCAAGTTGACTAGAGAAATGTGATTCCTGCTCAATAGAGGTTCTATATGATAATCCACTGAGATCCAATCGATATATGAAAGGCTCTTCAAAAATGTGTATTTCTAAAGGCTCAGGGTCATCAGCACACACTTGTTGGAATATCATATCATGAAATTGTTTTGAGTGATTTTGAAAGGACTGTCCTATTGGCAGCAACTCATTAAAGTAATGTTGAATAAAATCTAGATTTAGCTCAGCATTTAAGTTATTTATCGACGAATGTATAAATAACTTTTTATATAAAACCTCAGGCTTCAAAACAAGAACCTCATTTGAGTAACGTTGTCTTATAGCTTCGCAATGATCACAAAAATATTTGTAATGATTAAAAAAATTATTAGCCGTGTTGTTCTGTTCAACCAATCGATTACTTTTCGCTTTTTGCTTTGATGAATGAAATCGATTAATCATCACTGCAAGCGTGAGTGGAACAGTTAATAACGCAATGGGGAAAGCATAGTAACTTACAAACCCTGCTAATGACTCAGCACTAATATGCGGGTTGTAAAGTCCTTTTGTCATTAATTCACTGGTCAGCCTCCAAAAAACCCAAGCTATAAATACCAGCGGTGATAACACAACTAGCCAGAATAACTTGTTCTCATGCAGAGCTTTGTCTTCTTGTACTTTAAAACACTCTTCAAACCATTTTAAAATTTTATTAACCATTTCCACATCAGTTCCCTTGAACTTTATTTGTGAAGTACTATATTCAAAAAATACAAAATCACCAAGGACTGGTTATGATCAATCAACAACTTCTTCTCAGACGTTTCAACACAGGGCTACACATCTTTATAGGTATAATGCTTGTTTTCTTTATCGCAGCACAAATTTACCTAACTACACCCCATCACTTTCCCAGTTACGAACCAGACACACCTGGTGAAGCTGATCCAAACATGTATGAATCTTTAACACTAAGGCTCAATAACGCCCCAAGTCCTGAATTTTTAGCAAGTCTACAATTAGCAAACCAAGATCAAATAATCACCGAAGCTGAGTTTATTGCAATCGCAAGGCAGGTGTTAAGTAAAGGTAGGCATTTAACTATACCCAATCCATTAGTTGATACACCAAAACAGAGCAAAGCCAATTTTCAAAAAGCTTTGTCTCAGCATAAAATGGCACAGCTAAACTAAACTCAACCTTAAATGCAGTTCAAACCATGTTTAAACAGTGTTTAAATTCGATTAAGCGTGTTTAAACGGTTTTCATGCAAGCCAATGTAGCCACAAAATAAAGCAGGGTGCTTAAAATCAATTACAGAAGGTTTTGTTCTTATTCAGTTTCATTCTAAAAATAGCTTGAATCTGTAACATCTTTTGAGTTGCAAGTTCATCAAAGTATAAATCCATGAATAAACGCGTTTGCTCTGGGTTAAGATCTGTTGTTATTAAGCCAATGTCGCAATTGATATCTAATTGAACTTTATCAAAGCCATGAACGGTACTCTCACCTAAAAGCATTTCATGATGTTTTTTTACTAATACACGTATGTTTTGTAATGTGAGCCAATAAACTTCCTTATCCATAGAAATCTCCGAACCAACATAATTTATGTACCTTAATTATAGTTTAAACAGCCACAAAAATGACTCATCAAGGCATTTAAAGTGCAAAAACAGAATTAAGTATTGAGTTTTTTCATAGGAGTAATAAATAGAAATAAAGGGGAAAGGGGAAAGGGGTCAAACTTTAAAGCAAGCATCATTAGAAATAGCCATATTTAAGGCATATTTAAGACGTATTTAATTAAGAAGTAACTAATTCAGTCATTTTATCCCAATATACGTCACTAAAAGCAGATCTATTTTCAACTCTAAGATTTTTTAAAATTGTTTTAAGCTCATTGTCAACGTCATGCTGAATTCTTAAAAGTACATTTTTGTTATGTGTACTTATCAATAATGAGTGATGTTTGTCAGCTAATGCAACAGCGTCTTTAACGCAAGTCTTGTCAGTCATACCCATAAATGCTCCCTTATTCATCGATCTTTATTATAATTGATCTAATGTTGAAGTATCAACTACCCAAGTGATTTCTATGTGATCTAAAAAAGTAAAAGCCCGGTAACGTGGGTTTTTACTTTGTCCAAACAAGAGTACTCATCATCATTCTCCAATCAGTTAAAATAAACACGTAAATTAAATACAATCAGTGAGCATCTACAATAACCAACCTTAGTAAAAACCACTGCGGGAAAAACCTTTACATATAAAAACGGGGTAGTTAATTTAACCAACAGGATTAAAACAAAAAGGAAACACATGAAAAAACTACTTTTAACACTCGCAGCTGTGGCAGTTCTTGGGGGCTGTAAGTCTACAGGCCAAGCTTATGAACAAGCTAAAACACTTAATTACCCAGACCAACCAACAAATGAACAAGCAATTTTAGCTGCTAAGCAATTTATACCACCAACACTAAAGGACCCATCATCACTTAAATTGCTTGAAATCAGCAATGCTTATAAGTGTTATGCCAGTAATATGGGAGTTACAGATAATATATCACCAAAGTATGATTACGGTTACTGGTGCTATTTTTATACATATAATGCTACAAATAGTTACGGCGGCTCAGTTCGTGGTGGTTATGACTTGGTATTTGATGGTGAAAAGTTCATGACTGTGGAGCAACTAGATGAGGTTGTAAGAAAGTTTGATGATGTGTGGACATTCAGGTCACCTGTGAACTAACAAAAAGCCCCTAACTAGGGGCTTTTTCATTTCTACTAATTACGCTTTTAACACAAAGCGGAAAACCTATCGCGATACTCGTACCAGCTTTGCTACTCTTAAATCCAAGTTTAGTCTTATACCGCTTTGCCACATCACGCATTACATATAAACCTAAGCCATATTTAAATGTTCGAGTGTACAAACTACAGCCTTTCCCATCGTCTATAACTGTTACATGTACTTGGCTACGAACCTGCTCAACAAACACTTCAACTTGACTAGCTTTACCATGATCAATTGAATTGCGCACTGAGTGGTAAACCAGTGCGTATATATCTCTTTCTAAACCAGAGTCTAATGTAGCACTGTCGCTAAACGATATTGTGTATTCAAAATTAAGCCTAGTGCATTCAAATTGTAAAGCCGCTTGTAAAGCATCCAACCCCTGTTGAATAGTACGTTTACCAAGTGCAGCGTTGCCATGTGCCAGTGGTACAATTACGTCAACAGCTTCATCTAGATAAACAAGTCCATCCGCCATTTTATTTAAATCAGGGCTACTGCAAGCACTCTTTGCTTTTAGTAACTTAGTAAGCGCTAGGTTCATTTTGCATGACCCAATCATGTTATAAAGTTTTTTATGTACACCGTAATTCGCTTTTAACAACAACACTGCAAATATAATAATAAGCATAATTATTAATGCGGGTAATAAAAATAATAGCAAAGTAACTATATTTGACTCATACCATTTCCCAGTAAATTCAAGGTTTAAATGTTCACCCTCAACCCAACGGCCACCATTTAAACGGCTTTTAAATCTTAATGTATAATTACCTGGTCTAATGTTGTGAAAATTAATAACACCTGAAGCGCTATCAATCCAGTTATCATCTATAGCGTAAGCGAATTCAGTATTGCCAATAAAGTTATGATCAGATAAGTAAAAACTGGTTTGGCTACTAGCATTGAACCTATGGCTGGGTGGATTAACGAAATACTTATTCTGAGCTTTAACAGCAGTAACTTGCGGTTGGTTAGTAATAACCTTATTTGCGAGCTTAATTGTTGTGATCCCGTATTGTGTACCAAACGTCAAATCACTTTCATTTTCTAACATCATCGAGTTAGGCGTGACGTTTAGGCCAGCAGTTCCTGAGACTAACGAATAATCTGCATCTGCAAATTTATAAACACCATCAATGGTACCAACGTATAAATGGCTATTAAACTCCTGCAAATCAATAATGCTTTGCGGGCTGTTTAAACGTTCTAACTCCCCATTAATAAATTTGTAAAGTCCATTACCAAACGTAGCTATATAAACAGAACCATTCAGTTTTACTGCATCAACAACAATACCAATCTCATTCCCATGGTAGCCAACTCTCTGCAGTTTATCTTTTATGTAAAAACCCTCAGCTGAAAGCACGTACATATCATTGTCTATAAATTTAACATCTAATATCTCATTGTTATGCAAGAGTGAATTTACGTCATGTAGCGGTTCAAAAGTATCGTTCTTATAGGTAAACACACCCTTAATGCTGGTCGAAACATATAATTCACCAGACTTAACAGCCAAAGCAATTACATATTTATCGTAAATTTTTGTTGCTTCATTGTTTTTATAATTGTACTTGGTCAGCCCTTTATTTGACGCAATAAACAAACTATCGCCAATAACTGCAATATCAGTGGTCACATAACCATAGTCATTAGGGTTACCAATAATATTAAAGCCCTGGCTTGTGTGACTCAAAACACCGCGCTCAGTGCCAACAAAAAAGCCATTGCGGAAATGTTTTTTGATATTGTAGTCAGATGAATAGGGCAAGCTTAGTTGATTTATCGTAGCTGGTTTTATTTGTACATCGTTACTTGATATAAACCACAAATTGTCTGAATTATCTTTAAAAATACGCCGCACAGGTGACTTAACCATGTTTACTTTTTCATTAATAATTGAAAAATCCATTAAATTTAAATGTACTACAGCACCATTTTTTTCTATATAAACAGTATTGCCATTAGCATAAAGCGACTTAGGGTATGTAGGCCATGGCGTTGATTTTTGTTTACCAAATGCATCATAGTAATAGAGTGTTTTATCTCGCCATGCTATAAGCCCATATTTATTGTTACTAATTTTTGTATAGGTGGCGGGTGTAGCATCAATCAATTTTGCTGTATTACCGTCAATGGCGAAAAGTCCATCATCAGTATCAATGTAGCCGTCAGCAATCGCATTCACCCTTAAACCTTCAGGTAATAGTTTTAAAGGCGTTAGCGCACCATTTTGATACTCAAAGCTATTTAACTTATGGCCACGCAAACAGTAGATCACATCATTTATTAAACCAACACGCCAGCACCCGCTATTTATAAGTTGGCTTGTTGTATTAGTAGTTAAATCAATTTTGTATAAACCCAGATCACCATACGCTAATAAAAGTTGGTTTTTATCTTTTATGTATCTAACATCTTCTAGCCAATTGTTAGGAACGTTATATAAGTCAGCTAAAGGGATATGAGTTTCCCCATCTAATCTAAAACCGCCTTGTTGGCTAGCTTGATAAATAAAGCCATTATTATCTTGCGCTATACCAAAACTATAACCAGCAAGTTCAGTAGCGCCTGCAGTGCTTGTAAAAAGCATAATTGAGCAAACTATTGATTTAATAAATGAGTGTTCCATGTACAAAACTAGGGCTTTATAGCCCTAGCCTCCATTAATTATTATTGTAACTCGGTGGGGTGGTGACTACGTGTACCGCACAATTGCAATACATTAGGACTAGTATTAATTGAACGAGTTGCGTAGTTACTACTAAAGTCCTTTAATTCAACTACTTTAGTTGAATTGTTAGGCCAGTCCAATGAGCCAAAATCATTAATTAATAACATAGTTGGTTTTCGGGGATCATCAGGATTAGCTTTAGTTTGCCAAGCCTGCTTTACTTTTTCACCTGCGGTAAAACCGTAAAGCTTAGAATATGCATTGGCTAAAAACTTAGCCCCTTGCTCTGTAGTAACAATAATGCCTGTGTTTTTAAATTGTGATCCACAATCTAAACTCATATCGACACTCATGTCACTGCCATCAGGCATCAATAGAGTAGAGTTAATGTGTTTTACTTGAGCACGGTCTTGTTTGGGCTCTAACGCAGCAACAGAAAGAGAAACTGCAAGTGCAGCACCAATTAATACAATTTTAGAAAAGGTTTTCATTTCACATCCTAAAGAAATTAAACCAGTTTTAAACTACTCCTCGCAATAGCATGGACAATAGCGTGATCACAATCATATTCAATTGCAGCATCAACAAGTATTGGTCTCAGTGATTTACGTACAGCAAGTAATCGCTCAACTGGGAGATCATTTTTAATTACAACCTCGTCCAATATTGACTCTACAAGCGTGTCTATATGAATCACTTCATTTTTAAACTCTTCGCTATGTATAAATTTTGGAGTTGGTTCATTTAGTTGATTAGTCGCAACAACTTTTGGCTTTAATCCGAAAATGCTATCAAGCGAAATGCCGCGCTCTACACACGACTTAACGATCCCTTCATAAGGCAAAGTTCCTCTATTCATCGCATTTAAAAATGTAGACTGAGACAGTCCCATAGCTAAAGAAAGCGCTCTTTCACTGGTAACACCAAATTCATTTTTAAGCTTTTTAGCAGCTCTTTCTATATCAACTTTTTTTAAGGTATCAGTTGTCATATTAACTTGTCAATACATGTATAATGTTAAAAGAATAAAAAAATAATGTTTAAGGTTACTTGACATTATATAAATAATGATTCAGATTAAATAACGACAAAACATTACATATATAAGTAACTAACTTTACATAGGATAACTTAGCATGAATTCTAACGGTTTAGTATTTGAAGATATACGCAAAAAACTTCTCAAAAAAGACATTCTATTGTCAGATCTAGCAGAGGGACTAAACGTAACAAGAGCACACGTTTACTCAATTGCAAAACGTAACAACAAATCAAAGCCAGTTGCTGATGCGATTTGTTCTGCACTAAACATGTCTATCGAAGAAGTTTTTGGCGATACCTACCAAGATCACCAAGCAAGAGGTCGTCAAGACCGAGCTGCAAGAAAACAGCAAGTGATTAATGCTATTCGCAACAATCAGCCAATCCCAGAATCAAGCTTTACTTAACATCATGGCTAACACAAATAATATTACAGGGAATAATTACCATGAAACTTACTGATTTTGAGTCGATTTTCAATCAAGACGAAGCGCCAAGCTGCGATGTATATCACCAATTCCTATACGCTGTTAACGCAGCGGCCAGAACCAGTGGTTTAACTCGTCAAGGTATTGTTAATCGTATGAACAATGCATTAAAAGTCGATGACGTTGCAATAAACGAAACGCTGTTAAATAAATATTTAGCTCCTGGCACTGAAAAATATTTACCTGCGCATCAGCTACCAGCATTGCTATGGGCAATCAAAAGCATTGAACCGTTAAACGTACTGCTAGAGCCGCTATTATTCAAAGCTATAGATCAACGTTCACAGTTACTGCAAAAACATGCTGAACTGCAAATGGAAATTGAAAAGCGCGCACAACAACAACGCGACATTCAAAAAACACTTCTACCAAATACTTCTAGTAATTAATTTGTAGGCCAAAACAATGACTATCAAAGACCAAGAACCGTCTGAAATTCAGGTTTTTAGTGCCGAAGAGCAACAGCAGTTAAGCGCCAAAATCGAGAAGATGGCAGGGCACATACAGCTCGTAATGCCTGATTCAGTAGATGAAGCATGGCAGCTGGTTGTGCGTATGGAAGAGCAAGCACTAGTTGATACAGCAAAACGCGGGCTTATTTATTTATCCATCAAAATGCATTCAGCACATGGTGAATTTGAACGCAAGCTACGTGAATACTCAATTGCACCACGTTCAGCTCAAAGCAGCATCGCGGTAGCAAAAATGTTTTTAGCACTGCCAGAGTCAAAAGCGCCGACGTCGGCGCTTTTAAACATGAACAAAAGCAAGCTGATTGAAATGGCGCGTTTACCTGTTGAAACCGTTGAATCATTAGATGACGACGACCTAGACACGCTCAATGATTTATCAGTACGAGAGTTTCGTAAAGAAATTCGCAAACTAAAAGACAAGCACACCGAGCTTGAAGACCAAACGGCCACGCTTATAAACGCCCTAGAGACCGAGCGCTTAACCAAAGCCCCTAAACAAATGTACGAGCTGCCCATGCTGGTTGCACAGGTTCGCCGTGAGTCGTTTGCTCATAACGCGGTTATTAACGATTCCCTTGAACAGTTTATTGCCATGACCGAGCAGCTCTGTAACACCCGAGACCTTGATTTAAACCACCGCATAGGCGCAGCGCAAACAACGTGGCACTTATGGCTAGGCGTACAGCAACGCATTACCCACATGCTCAACCGTATAAGTGGCGAGTTTGGTCCTGAGCATTTAGCCGGCGCTGAGTGCATCCCCCAATTTGCAGAAGACGAATGGCAAGACGCCCAAGCAAACCGTGAATACATGCTAGCCATGTTTAGCGACCGAATTAAAACCCGCGAGTAGGAGAGAGCAATGCATCCTGCAGTTCAAAAATACAATAAGTTACCAAGTAGTGGTAACGAGCTAAGTTGGCAAAATGCCAGCGAAACAGCCCGTAAAAAAGCCCAGAGTAAGGCCGTGTTAGTACGCCATTTACTGATTCAAGAATGTGGCTTACAAAAAGCGTTTGATGTGCTGGTAAAAGCATACCGTGCAAATACGGCGCTGGGCACAATAACAACGGCTATTGATGCGTTAGGTAAGTTACCAGGGCGTGCAACTATTTATAATTGGTGCAATGCCTATAAAGACAACGGCATTAATGGCCTATTACCTAACCACAAAGGCAAAGCACAAACCCAATACAGCTGGCTTGCCCGCAGCCTTGAGCTTTACCACAGCCCAAACAGCCCAAGCTTTGCGCAAGTGGCTGATCAGCTAAACAAAGAAGGCTACAAGGCAGAGCATCACCAAGTACGCCGTTTTATAAATGCACTCCCGCATGAGCTAGGCCCACAAAGCCCGTATCGCATGGGTGCAAAACTCTACCGTGAAAAACATAAAGATCATTTGCTGCGCTCAACCGACAACTTAAAGCCTGGCGTTATGTATAACGGCGATGGCCACACGCTCGACGTATACCTAGCCCACCCAAAAACGGGCAAGCCTTACCGCGCCGAGCTAACCGCGTTTCAAGATGTTGCAAGCCGCTGCATTGTGGGCTGGGAATTAGGCTACGCCGAAAGCACACTCGACACCCTAGCAGCAATAAGCCGCGCTATTAAAGTACATAACAACGTGCCCGCTATGTTCTACCTAGATAACGGCTCAGGCTACAAAAACAAACTCATGAACGACGACACAACCGGCTTTTATGCGCAGTTTGAAATAGACGTTATTTTTGCCATACCAGGCAATGCACGGGTTAAGTGGATAGAGCGGTTTTTTTTGCACATGGAAGACCGCGTTGGTAAACGCTTTAGCACGTATTGCGGGCGCGACCATGACGATCGCCACAAGCAGCTAGTACTTAAAGAGGCCAAGCAAGGCAAAAAAGCGTTACCCACAGTAGACGAGTGGATAGCCGAATTTAAAGCCTTTTTAAACGATTATCACAATAGCGCACACCCAGAAATCAAAGGCAAAACCCGCCAACAAGTATGGGACGAAAACATTGAGCGCGTACCACCGGTAGAGGGCGATTTTGTCATGCTACCGCGCGAAACCGTCAACATTCGCCGTGGCCGCTTTCGCTTACATCAGCGTGACTACAGTGCCGACTTTTTACACCAGTACAACGGCCAAGAACTCATTGCCGCCTACGACCTGCACGACGACAGCTACACCAAGCTTTATAAGCTAAGCGGGGAGTTTTTAATGTTCGCTAACTTAAAAACTAAATCGCATGCCGTGCCGTCGTCGCGTATTGAGCAAGCCGAAAGCGCGCGCCGCACTGGTCGCTTAAAACGCATTGACACCAAGCGCCGCGAAATTCAAGCCCAAGAAAATGACGAACGCATAGTTGATCTTGATTCAATCACTAAGTTTGCAGCCCCGATCACTGCAATAGCCGAACAAAAAAGCACAGTAAATATTTTTGATTTTGATATATCGCCAGCACGGCCACAGCACGAAATCGACCTAGACGAATTATTAGACCAACCCAAATTACGTAAGGAACAAACCTATGAGCTATAGCCAACCACACCCATACACGCCAGAGCAAACGCTACGTGTTGAGCTAATTAACCAAGAGCTAAGCACCACAGGCATGACTGCCGAGGAGCTAAATTGCGGCTTTGCCCTGCAATCAGTTAAAGAAGTACTGGCAAACAAATGCACCATTAACCCTGAAAAAGTCATTGCAAAAATATGGCACCAGCTGTTTGGTGAAGCGGCGATGACTGACATTGAAAAACGCAATGGCTTTAATAAGTCATACAACAAGGCTGATCGCGAGCTAGCAGCGCGTATTTGCCTGCGCCTGCAATCACCACAAATACGCGAGCAAAACATTACTAGCGCCAGTATTGCGGTAAGTATGGGTAAAAGCCCTGCATCTATCAGCCAATTAATTAATGGTAAGTACAACGCCAAACCCACTAAACACTTGCATGACATTTGGGCACTTATTCGCCCTGCAGACATTGACCAAGGCAAGCCAAGTGACGAATGTAAGCAAATAAACATTGTGTACGGCGATGTGCGTTTTATTCCTACCAGCACATCAAAACTTATTGCCATGGCATGTGACCAAGCGCGCCAGCGTAAGCGCTTTACGGTGTTTGCAGGCCAAGCGGGCTTAGGCAAAACCAAGGGTATAACCGAGTATTGCCGCCATAACAAAGAGGCTATTTTAATTGCAGGTAGTGAGCAAACCAGCAGCACCCAAGTACTTGAGCAATTAACCACTGCACTGGGCTTATCGCGTTGTACGAGTGCCTATAAAAACATGCAAAAAATTATATTGGCGCTGCGCGACACAGACCGCTTCATTATTTTAGACGAAGCCGACAAGTGCAAACCAAACTCACTCGATCCACTGCGTACTATTAGCGACCAAGCCATTGTAGGTGTAACGCTGGTTGGCAATATTCAACTCGTAGACAAACTGCAAACCCAAGAACGCTACGAACTCATAGCAAGCCGCGTGTGCTTTTGGCCTAAACCTATCGGCCAAATAACGGTTGAAGACATTCGCACCCTGTTTTTAGAGCTAACCGAGGGCACAGTAAAACTCGCCCAAGACGATGCAAAGTGGTGGCAATGGCTGCACAAACGCGTTGAAGGTAACGCACGCGAGCTGGTTGAAAACCTACTCCCGCATTTGCTTAACCACACAAATAAAAACCCAGACACCGCCGTAGACAAGCTGTTAGTCAATGGCATTTTTTCATCAGTACTTAATAAACCAGCGGTTTAAACGCTGTTTAAACACATTTTAAATAAGGATTTAATCATGGCATTTTCAATTAATTTAAACACCCAGCGCTTTACCGCACGTTTAGCAATAAACGACACCATAAGCACACAACACATGCTGGCTGTACTTGCCGATAAAGAAGGTTCAGGCGAGTTTATCGACAGCTGCAACGGTAATATCAAAGCCGCATTTTCAATGCTAATAGCTGAAAAGCTGTTTACCATTCAGCACGTTTTAGGCGTTAAATCGGCTGAGCAATTGGCTATTCGCTTTAATAACTTACACCCAAAACTAGCGCGTGTTTATACACAAGGCGTTAGCGATTGGGGTATTAAAGTCATCAATTTACAACCCGCCATTGCGTTTGAGTTTATACCCATGGAGCAAAGCGCATGAGCAACTTAATTCAACAAATCAAAATAGCACAAAAGGCGGCGGGTATTGAGCAAGACACTCACCAACTTAATGTGGCCTACATTAGCAACCAGCGCACCAACACTTGCACGGGCTTAACCAAACTAGAGCAACAGCAGCTGCTAACGCGTTACCGCTCAATGAACCCAAACGCAGGTAAAAAGCAGTTACCGCCACAGCTAAAAATGATTTACAGCCTGTGGGGGCAATTAAGCCGTGCAGGCGCAGTAAACATTGACTCAAAACAAGCTTGCGACACGTTTTGCGAAAAACACTTGCAAGGGAAAAAGCTAAGCCAAAGCGCCCAGCAATGGCCACACATTATCGAAGTACTTAAACAGTGGCTTGAGCGCCATAAAACAAAGCAGGGGGCGTAAATGGCAAATTACGAAGAGTATCAAAACTTTACCATTAACCCGCGTAAGCCAGCTTATACCGAAGAAGTACGCTATCGCCCAGTTAAAGCAGCAGACCGCGAAAAGTGCCGCATTCGCCGTGACGTAGAGGCATACCAAGAGCAGCGCCGACTAGACAGCGAAAACGGCTTAGATTATTTATTTGAGGAGCAATCATGAGCGAATCAACCATAGATTTACGGGCATTACCCCATGGCCTGCGCCGCATAGTTAAGCACTTAGGGGTTGAAAAAACCATTGCGGTACTCACCGAGCAACAAGGGCAGATGTTTTATATCCCTGAAAAGCCAACCGAGGATCACGAAGTAGTAAAGGTATTTGGCAAAGCCCTAGTGCAAGAGCTTATAAACGCCAATGTAGGATCAAGCTACCAAATACCCATGCTACACAAAGTGCTTATGCAAATTCGTAATCAACAAATTTGCCAAGCCCTGGACGCTAAAAGCAGCAACATTCAGCAGCTGGTTAAACAATTTAAGATCACCCGTCAGCAAGTAAGCAGTATTTACAGTGCATACCAAGACGAACAGGCGCACGAAACACAATTAAATTTAAGTTTGTAGGGGGCAATATGGAGCTTTTAAAAGACATTAAAGCTGAATGCCAGGCATTTTTTAAAGCCGCATCACTTAGAAACAAAGCAGTTATTAATTACCAATGCCCAGCATGCCAGCACACGTTAAAAACGTTACGCCCTCCAGAGGGTGAGATATATAACGATCACACTGTGTGCATTCATTGCTGGTTTGAGTTTATCCGCATTACCGATGGTGTTGAGGTAAGAATTCAAACCATCCCCAAGCACAAACATGCAAAGCAATAACTTTGTACTGCTCACTGCGCTGCAACTTAGCGGCGGTAAAAAACCAAAGCGGTGGCAGTACGAATACGGTTTAAACCTGTTAGCCCGTTACATCAACCAACGTAAAGTTATGGGGTTAGATGTTACGGGTTTAATGGATGAGTATAGGGAAGCTTTCAATTGTTTAATAAAGCCTTAGAACGCAGTGCTCCACCATGATTAGGATTCATTTTTAGTGCCAGATCATAGTCAAATATTGCCCCTTCAATATTACTGATTATTCGTTTAGATTCTCCCCTTAGGTAAAAAATTTCTGCATTTTTTTCTAACTCTAAAAACTGTGTAAAGGCTTTCTCTGCAATTACATAATTTTGATTATTTAAAGATGATATTCCCAAATAATAGAGTGCAGCAAGCGAGCTAGCATTAAAGATCAGAGCATCTTCAATGTCTTTAGCTGCTTCGTTAAATTTATTTAACTGTAGGTATGCTTGACCCCTGAGTAAAAATAATGAATGTAAGAAATCTTTTTGTTCATTAGGTATAGTAATCTCTGTGTACAATTTTCTTAATTCTTTTATTGAGTGTGACGAAATTAGATCATCTAGTTTAGGTTTCCAACTTTTTGCTGCAAGATTTAAAGCGATGTCAAACCGCTTTATTGCTAATTCAAAATCATTAAGTTTTAAGGCTTGTTCTCCATTATAGGCATAATTATCATAGTTGTGTCCCATAGTAATACCGAACCTAAGATCTGTACAATTATTTAAATATTCAGAAAAATCAATTTCATCTACGTCTACAATCACTTCTGGATTTAACAAACCATTATTTTCTCTTTTATAAATCAACCCAATATTTCCATGAAAAAAATGTATAGCTAACGTATCAGATTCACTCTCAAGAAAATTAACGCTAAAAGCTCCCTCTTTTACACTGCTAAAGTCGATTACATTCCAACCTTTGCTTTCATCAAAGGTTTTAATTTCAATAGGATTTCTAAACAAAGATATGTAATTAATATATTTGAACTTTTGCTCATTAAAGCTAGTACAAACAAAAAAACCTCCTACCTCTGGTATAGTGGTATCTTCAATGACTTCCTTCATTGCAAAAATCATTTTTTCTGTTACTTCATTAAAATTATGGTCAAACTCGTCAGGCATTTTAATGATATTGAAATTCACTCCTTCAATGATCGGTCCATTGGTTGGGTCATTAAATGCCTTTTGAAATCTATTAAAACCTTCTGATGATCCAATCCAATCAATAGTAGCTTTTGTCATTTCTCCATTTTTAAACACATATAAACATGGAGTTTTCCCACCTTTTGATAGAATAAAATCTGTATTTAAATCAGAACTAATATGGAATGATAAAAGAGTCCTTTTTATAAAATCGACATCTGAATTCGTACCTATTCCCTTCAATGCTAATTCAGCAAAATGAATGTCTCCAGCATATGAAACTGAAATTTGTGGTGTAATAATAATTGATTTTATAGTTCCATCTTTAGGGTTATTTCTGTCTAAATGTTCATAAGTCAATTTAGTATCACTAACAGTAATAATTTTGTCATTCAAGACTCTGCAAACTATCAACGACATATACTTTTCCTTCGTCTCTTTTTAATCTACTATGTTAACCCATAGTTATTTACTAATCACCACGCTGAAAACAACTTTACAGCGGAATGCCTCCCCATAAATTGATTTACTACCAGCATGACAAATACAGTGCATGCGCCATTTATTGAGTTTTTAGCTCAACAAATTATTAAGGCCAGTTCTAAAGCCGAGCAAATTGCTATCTCTCGCCGTTGCCCGTTAAAAGATCTGCCCGCATTGCGTACCCGCGTTAAAACGCTGCTAAACCCAGCCAATAACAAACCAGTACGCAGTACTCGCTTACCTGCCTGTTACGTCCTAACAAAACAACGTTTAACCACAATGAGGACTCAACAGCATGGCGCTTAAACAAAGAGTGGCCGTACCAACAGCACCGAGCTTTATATTTCAGGAGTTGGTACCAAAAGCCACGTTTGAACTATTTAAAGACACCCCATTATTCTTACTCAATTTATTTGATGATCGCGCATTGCGTATGCTGCAAAAGCTACGTGATAAATTCGGCCCATGCACCGTAAACAACTGGTATTGGGGCGGCGCTAATCAATACCGTGGCTATCGTGCGCTTGATTGCGCAATAGGTGCAAAACGCAGCCAGCATAAGCTAGGCAAAGGCTTTGATTGCAGTTTTGAAAACTACACAGCTCAGCAAGTACGTGATTACGTATTAGCCCACCCGCAAGAATTCCCCTACATCACCGCCATTGAAGGACAAGTGAGTTGGTTTCATTTTGATGTACGCCCACCTACATGGACTGGCATTAAAGTATTTAACCCGTAAGGACCACCCATGAATCAAGAACAAGAAAACTTATTATTTCAAGCCATAGGTGAAATACAGGGCAGTCAGGCGGCTATTTTAAATGACTTAAAAGACATTAAAGCCGACATTCATCAAAGCATCGAAAAGAGCGAAGCGCGTCAAAAAGAAATAACCGACGGCTTAAGGCTTGAAATTAAAGCGAGTGAAAAACGCCAAACTTCAGCAGTTGAAAAACAAGAACTCCGCTTAGCTAAAGTTGAAGAAAAACTGACTAACCAACGCATTAAAGTGGCTGCTATGGGCGGTACAGCAGGTTTAGCCGTGTCGCTAGTTGCGTATGCTGTAAAAAATGGGTTGATGAACTAATGGCGCACCCTGCAGAAAAGAAAAACGCTGTACGCCACAGCTATGTAAACGAGCTGCTAGCGTTAAGTGTTGCCGCCATTAAACACAGCGTGGCCGACGGCACAGCACGCCGCTGGAAAATGGAAGCCAAAGACAACGGCGACGATTGGGATCTATCCCGTGCAGCAAGCCGCCGTAGCGAAGGCACAGCAGGGGAGTTTACCACCGACTTTATTGAAGAGTTCACCATTCAAGTAAACGAAACCTTTGAGCTGTTAAAATCAGCCGAGGGCGCAGCGTTGCCACTTGACCAGCGTACCAAAATACTGAGTTCTCTCACCGATATGATGAGCAAAGTAATGAAGGTATCAGGCGGTAATAAAAAGCTTGAAAAGCGCACCATTGCCGCTGAAGTAGTAAAAATTCTTGCTAAGTTTGTATCAACCAAATACCCCGAATTTGCCCCTGAGTTTGTTGAAATACTTACCGCGTTTGGTCCTAAACTCGATCAGGAGTTAGAAGACTAATGGCCGATATGAATTCACGCGAGTTCTTAGCTGAAATAGAGCAAATTACCGGCTCACTACGCCGCGATATAGAAGCCAAAGAACGTAATATTGATCCAAGCCCTGCAGCGATTAAAGAACGCCGCAAACGTGTACTTGGTGGCGACTTTGAGTTTTTTGTGTATACGTATTTCCCGCACCATATGTGGCTAGACGACGATCAAACAGCCTCTGAATTTCAACGCTATTTTATGAACTGGTTCCCCGAAGCCCTCAAGCTTAAAAACGGTTGGAAAAACTGGTTTGTTGCCCCGCGTGGCGAGGGTAAAAGTACCCTAGGTGTAAAAATTGCCCCTGTGTATGTGGCGGTGTTAGCACTGTTACAAGACCCTGACGTATGCCAGGAACTGGGCTTACAGAAGATAAAGCAGTTTATCGATTTTGTGATCTTGTTTGGCGCTGAAACTAAAATGCCAACCAAAACATTAGAGGTCGTTAAAACTGAGCTGCTTAACAATAATAATCTCGCGTTAGACTTTCCCGAAGTATGCACTTCATCACCCGTGTGGAAGTTAGGCGAATTTGTAACAGCACAAGGCGTACGCTTTGAAAGCCGTGGGGCTGAGCAATCAGTACGCGGTACATTCCACGGTGCCAGCCGCCCTAAATTACTGCTATCCGATGACATTATTACCGATGCCGAGGCTAAATCACCCACAGAACGCGATAACCGTTGGCGCTTCCTAGAAGCCGCCGTGCAATACCTTGGCCCACCGGATGGCACCGTAAAATTCTTAGGTGTAAACACTGTTTTAAATAACGATGACCCAATAAGCCGAGCCGAAGAAGCACCAGGGCACATTGTTCATCGCTTTAAAGCCATTAAACAAATGCCTGAACGCATGGACTTATGGGAGCAATGCCGCGATCTAATGGTGCATGACGACAAACGCTTTGAAAAACGTGCTGCAGCCAAAGGCGAAGCCGTATCAACTGAGGCTAAACCATCATTTAAGTTTTGGTTAAAAAACAAAAAGCAAATGCTTAAAGCCGCCAAAACCAGCTGGCCAAGTGTGCGCACGCTGTACGATTTAATGTGTATGTGGGCAGCTAATAAGCGCGAGTTTAACCGCGAAATGCAAGGCATAGCCAAAAGCGACGAAGAAGCCATATTTTATCAGTTTGATTTTTGGGTTGATCGCCTAAGCGATTGGGTGCCGTATGGTGCGTGTGACCCAAGCATGGGCAAAACCGAAAAAGCTGATCCCAGCGCAATATTAGTGGGTTTTCATTCTAAAGATTTACAAAAACTACACGTTGAATACGAAAGCCGCAAAGTACGTGGTACCAGCCGCTTGCTTAATGACTTAATACGCGCCCAAAAAGAATATAACTGCCGTGTGTGGGGGTTTGAAAACAATAACGCCTTTGATTTTATGCGCAGCCAGTTTATTAAAACAGGGTTAGAGCAAGGCATTGCGCTGCCTTTACGTGGCGTTACCGCAACCATTTCAGCCGAGGAACGCATAGGATCACTTGAAACCTACGTTACCAATACCCCCGCACAAATTGCCTTTCATTCACGGTGTCGTTTACTGCTCGACGAGCTTGAAAACTGGCCAGAAAAACAAACAGCTCATCACTACGATTTAAGCTGTGCACTCGCTATTTTATGGATGATAGCCAGCACCGGTGCAGGCGGTATACCGCGTGTAAGTAGCCGCAAAGTCACTAAACAAATAAGGGGCTATCATGTATAGCAAGCCACGCATTAAATCTACAGCATACGCCGCGCTTAACCGTATGTTTGACCAAAACCGGATAGATCCAAACCTTACGTCGCTTATCACTGAGTTACCAAACCCTGATCCAATCCTGCGTCGCGCAGGTAAAAACACCGCTATTTATGAAGAAATAGCCCGCGATGCCCATGTTATTGGTGAATTACGCTCACTACGTAGCGGTTTATTTAGCTTTAATACCGAGCTTGTGCCAGGCGGTGACGATGCAGCTAGTTTAAAAAGCTATGAACTCGCCAGAGCGTTTTTTGCTAAAAAACCATGCCCACATACCGAATGGGCCGACATGGATTGGCACAACTATAGCGCTATTTTAAACGGGTTTAGTGTCACCCATTTAGGCAAGTACATTAAACAGGATGGTCATTGGCAACCTGACTATGTAGAGACCTGGCGCAACAGCCGCTTTGCATTTAATAGTGATCACGAACTGCTGGTAAAAACCAGCGAAAACCCACAAGGCGAGCAAGTCGATCAACGCCGTTGGTCGTGCGTTCGCCACATGCCAAGCGCCGAAAATCCCTATGGTATTGCATTATTAAGTAGCTGCTTTTGGCCATGGACGTTTAAGCACGGCGGCTTTAAGTTTTTTGTACAGCTGTGCGAACGCTTTGGTATTCCGTTCCCTGTGGGTAAATACCCTGTTGGATCACAAGATAAAGACATCAATAATTTACTCGATGGCTTAGCTAAATTAGTGCAAGACGGCATTGCAGCCATACCTGATGATACGACAATTGAGATCATCGAAAGTAAACTCTCTGGTGAGCCAGTACCTGAGCGGCTCGTTAACTTTTGTAATGCAGAAATAAGTAAAGCACTAACAAGTCAAACCCTAGCAACGGAGCAAAAAAATGGCGGTGCACGCGCGGCCAGTGAAACCCATGCAAAACGTGCGGGCGATAATCAACGCTCAGACAGGGCGCTTGTCGCTTCTTTTCGTAATCAAGTTTTAAACGCGTTACACACAGTAAATTTTGATGGTGGCGAGTCGCCTAAATTCATCTTTAAAGACAAACGTGAGATCAACACAGACACCGTAACCCGTGTGCGTGAGTCTGCCCGCATTGTACCTGTTGGTGTTGATTGGGCGTATACCGAACTCGGTATTCCTAAGCCTAAAGATGGCGAAGAACTGCTAGATGTACCCGACGAAGGCCACGGTATTGCCACTGCTGCAAAAACCGAGTTTGCCAAAAAATCAGCTGGTAGCGTCGAACTTACCGATGAGTTTGACCTGTTTGATCACGCAACAGACGACACCATTAAAAAGCTTTTTCATTTTGCTCAGGCCGCTAAAGACCTGGACGAACTTAAACAAAAAATCACCTCAGAATTTCCTGATATTTCAGACTCAGCACTGGCAAACGTTGCCCAAACGGCAATGGAGTATGAGTTTATGGCAGGCATGAACGAGGCTAATTCTAAAACTGTGGAGATAGACGATGAATAACGTTCCTGACGGATATTTAAAAGACGGCAAAGGCAATTTAGTGGCTATTGCAAACATCAAACAAACCGATTTGATCAAAGATGAGTTTGTAAGAAAAGCTGTTAAATGTGCTGAAGATATGCAGGCTCAACTTGCTGAATTTAAAAGTGCATTAATGGCTGAGGCCGACGACTTTATAGAGCTATTAGCGCAAGAACATGGCGTTAACTTAGGCGGCAAAAAAGGCAATGTAACGCTACGCACTTTTGATAGCCAACTAAAAGTAACCCTGCAAACTCAAGAACGCATTGAACTAGGCCCAGAGCTTACCCTTGCTAAGCAATTAATAGATCAATGCTTGGATGAATGGACCGAAGGCGGCAACCAAAACATTAAAGCCATTGTTAGCAAAACGTTCAATACCGATAAGCAAGGATCACTTAACCCGCAACGCATTTTAGCCCTGCGAAAACTCGAAATTTCAGACGATTCAGGCAAATGGACTAAAGCCATGAATATTATTGCTGAGTCTGTTGGCGTGGTTGATTCTTGCCGTTTTATTCGCTTTTACAAGCAAGATGATAAAGGTATAGAGCAACCAATTTCACTCGATATTGCAAAGCTGTAGCGGGGCGGTTATGGCCATCACAAAAGAGCAATGGATAGAGCTAGAAAAACACTTAACTGGGTACTTTGGCTCAGCCATTTTCAAATTCGGAGAGTTTGAAATAACCGTGACACGCGGGCGTGTATCTGAGTCGAAAACCAGTTTAGTTGTGTATGTCGACGATGTAATTAAAGGCGGTTGGTACTCTAAAGATAACGAACGCCCTGCGTGTATTCCTGATGTTTGGCGCAAACGAACCCGCGCCAGATACACAGCCAAATCAATCAAAGAAGCTGAAAAAGTGTGGGGTAAACGCCGTGCAAAAAAAGAAATGCCAGAGCTTTACGAAAAAACTGAATACCACACATGCGACTTTACAACCGCTAAAAGCCTCGTTCGTCAGTATAAAAAACTGGATGGTTTAGAGCTTATTAAAATTGGTGGTAAAACTTACAACAACTATATAAAGGTATAATTATGGAACCGGTAACAATAGCACTTGCGCTTGCTAAACTAACAGGTTTAGACACTAAAATAGGTAAGTGGATAGGGGGCGACAATGGCGCTAAAGTAGCGTCTAAAATCGTCGATATAACACAAACTTTAACAAATACGGCTTCGCCTGATGAGGCATTAAACAGCCTTAAAAGCTCAGAACCATTAAAAAATGAGTTAAGAACAACCCTCTTAAATCGTGAAAAAGAGCTTGATGATTTAGCGTTTAAAAACACCCAAAGCGCACGCAATATGCAGATAAAAGCGCTCAATCAAGATGATAAATTCTCTAAACGTTTCATCTATTATTATGCGTGGTTTTGGTCATTTTCTACGGTTATTTACATCGGATGCATTACATTTTTAACCATTCCAGAGACCGCAACACGTTTTGCAGACACCATTTTAGGCTTTATTTTAGGCACTGTAGTGGCCTCAATATTGAATTTTTTCTTCGGAAATAGCCGCGATAATTCGCGTAGAAACGAAATTCAAGACATTCAACAGTCGCTAAAAGAGCATTAATATGGCATTACCAGCTCCACAATATGGCGACCTTGTTAAATTTAAGGAAGCCAATACTCATTTTAAAGACAAAATTAAGCTTACAAGTGAGTCATATAAAGACTTACAGGGCTTAATTCATGCCAAAGCGTTTACTGTTGCAGGCGCAACACAACTAACAATTCTCAATGATTTTTATAAAGCCGTTGATGCTGCAATTAGTGACGGCGAGACAATATCGGACTTTAGAAAACGCTTTGACAAAATAGTTGATGATCATGGCTGGTCATACAATGGTAAACGAGGCTGGCGATCAAAAGTCATTTATCAAAATAATAAAAACACCGCGCGAGCAGCTGGCCGTTGGCAACAACAAGAACGGATCAAACAGCGCAGGCCTTATTTATTATATTTAACTGCTGGCGATAGTCGCGTTAGACCTGAACATGGCAATTGGAATTACATTTTATTACCAGTCGATCATCCGTTTTGGGATACGCATTATCCACCAAATGGTTATAACTGCAGGTGTAAGGTGGTATCACTTAATGCGCGAGATATTGCACGCATGGGTTTATCTGTTAGCAAACCTGAAAAAGTTAATAAATTTATGGAGTCATTCAAAGTTGTAGATTCATCAACAGGTGAAGAACTTAATAAATTGCCAGGCATAGATTTAGGCTGGGATTATAATCCAGGCAAAGCATGGTTAGGTGCAGATATAGCAGCAGGAAAATCAGTTATAAATTTATCAACGGACTTACAAAAATTAGCAATCCCACAATTTAACGAAGCCGTTTTGAAATCTCAGCAGTACTATATAAAGCAGGTAAATTTACACGCAGCAAAGTTAGCGCTTAAAAAATCCAGAGCTGATGGCCAGCAATTTACGCTAGGGCACTTGCCTGCAAATTTATTAAATGAATTGTCACGTAAAAACGCACCTATATATAGTAGCGCCGTTACAGTTGGCAGCACTCAAATTGAAAAACTTTTAGCGGGTCAACTTAGTCTTGAACAAATACATGATCTAATGAACGCAGTTCAAAAACCAAATACGTTTGCTTATATAGGCAACCAAATAAAATTATCATATCAAGGCTACATGGTCACAATTGAACTAGGACCACAGTTTAATACGATTATATTTGCCGAAAAGGTTTAAATAACCACGTTTTGAAGATTTAAAGAGCGTTTAAATGGTGTTTAAACTCAGTTTTAAGCATGTTAACACTCAAAATATCCCGTTTAAAACGCCAAATAAGCAGGAATATGTGGATTTATGGCGTTTAAACTTGGTTTTAAGCACGTTAACAATCAAAAAATATCTAGTTTTAAACGTAAAATGAGCAGGAATAAGCGGGTTTTGGGTCATTTTGAACGGTTTTGTCTAAAAACAAGCGTAATTCAAAGTTAAGGATTTACACGCCAAAATCAGTACAAACCCAGTAACGGCGCGGGTTTCCGCAAGGCAAGGGCGAAAATATCCATATCTTTATTATTCTACAAACGAACAACCCCTTACACTTACTGCAATGGGTCCATCATCAGTAATATCCTGTAAATTTCCTTATTTAACATAATATAAATCGTAAGCTATCCAATGGCTTGCAACCCGCGCGGGGCGGGCATTTTCACAAAACGAGACCGACAAAATGTCGGGGGTAAAATTCACTTAAGCCACACTCTTTCGCCACATTTTCGCTTGCTCGTCATTGCCTTTGCGTTCTGCCTTGTAAGCTTCGAGCAAAGCCATTGTTTTTAAGGGTTCTTCATGCTCAGCAACTAATAGTAGCTTAAGAGCTGTATTATCAGAAAATTCAGCGTTGCCAGTACGCACGCCACTAACCGCTTGTTTTGATATGCCAGTGAGCTTGCTGACCATATAGTCGGATTCAATATCGGCGGTGCTTTTAAACCAATCTAGCAATTCTAGTGAAGTCGTTATTTCCATAAGTTATCTACCCGTTGTTTTGTGTACGCAATTCGGATTATAGACCTAGTACGAGAGCATTGCATTAGTACGCGAGCCTTGACAGCGTACGCAAGCCTTGACTACCATCGGTTTTAGCAAGCTTAACCGCCTGTTAAATCTGTCCTTTGGCTTGGCGGTTACTGTTTAAATATACAGTAACCGCTTTTTTATTAAGCCAAAGTGAACAAATCAATTTACCAATGCCAAAGGTGAGATTATGAATTACCCATGTATTACAAGCGACCCCGAATTTTACGACTTTATTGATATTGAATTAGAAGGAATCGAAAGGGCTCGAGTTGAATTAGCTGAATTCGAGCTGTGCTGCAAAATATATGTAAGAGCTGTAAATCTTATGATGAAAAGGTTCGAATTAATGGGACCAACAAAAAAACAAATTGATTTTGTGCGCCGGTGCATTGCCGTTTTTCAAAAGCACGAAAGAAAAGGGTTTGCTAGTCATTTATCAAGTGCGCTCAATGACTGGTGCGAGGTGTCTTGTGAGTCAATATAACGTTGAAATTACCGAACTAAACGACACGCCTGAGCATTGGACGTATGCTCAAGGCAAAATCGCCCAGCTAAAACTAATGCTTAAAAACAAAAAAGCAGAGCTTGCCCGCGAAAATCAAATCAAAGAGCAAATCAAAACACCGGTCGAAAATGACGAGCTGCGCCGCCGCGCCTTAGTTCGCGCAACGCAAGCCAGAATGGTGACGTTATGAATGCGACCGTTGAAGAAATAAAAGACGCTTTGCGCGTTATTAAATCCATGAATGAGTGCATTGCCACCAATACACCGCCAACCCCTGAAAAGGTCGAGCTGTGCGAGCAATACATTATTGATTTAGCTGATTTGGGGCTGGCTGCATCTTCGTTAGCCGTTGAAGATGCTTTGAATAACTGGTGTGAGTTATTGCTTGATGCGTAGTATCCCCATTGCATACGAACCAATAAAAGGCGGACTAAAACCGATTGAGTTAGTCCGCCCTGTGCCGTTTTGCTCCCCTGCGTTTGGGTTTGATAAAGCCGCTGAATACGTCAAAGAGCAATTAAAAAACATACCTACCACTTACCTACGCCGCCATGCCGCAAAGACTTACGCAGCGCGCTTTAATTCATCTACTGCCAAAAATCCAGAGCGTAGCGCGAATATTTATTTACGCGAGTTAATAAAGCGCGTGAATGAAATTGTGACCCGTTCACCACTAACAATCACTGAATTGCAGCGCGAGAAACGCCGCCGCGATAAAGCAAAGCAGCTTGCGTTAGTTTGCCAGCAAGAAAGCATTATTACGTTTGATAAAGATATGACCCTTGCACAAGCCACCGCGCTTGTAATGACCACATATCAAAAATTGGCCGAGTTCACTATAGCGCAAATTAACACCGCGCCAGCATGGGCAACGTTTGAATCATTTATGAAAAACGGCGGTAACGCTGAGAAATTGGCTGATATATTAGAAAGCGCCATTCGGCGTATGTCGTGTGATAAGTGGTGGCTGCGCAAGCTTAACAGAGTGCGCGATATGACGCTAGAGCACTTAAACATAACGCTAGGTCTAGTAAATAAGAAAAACAGCCCTTACGCGTCATTACAGGCCGTTAATGAGTTTCGTTATGCCAAAAAATCACAACAAGAATGGTTAGATTCAATGCAGCTTGAAAGCGAAGACGGCGAAACCATTTTCGATTTAGCAGAAGTGTTTAAGCGCTCGGTTTCTAATCCAGAAATCCGCCGCGTTGAATTAATGGTGCGTATTCGGGGTTATGAAGAATATGCAGAAACACAAGGCATGAATGCCGTGTTTTATACCATTACCGCGCCGAGTAAATACCACGCAAACAGTAAAAAATACAACAATGCGACCCCGAAAGAAACGCAAGCTTTTTTAGTTAATCAATGGGCAAAAGTGCGCGCCGAGTTAGCAAAGGCGGGCATTCCTGTTTTTGGTGTGCGCGTTGTTGAGCCACATCATGATGCTACACCACACTGGCATATGCTTTTATTCATGCTGACTGAGCATGAGCAGGCAACCACAAACACAATTAAACAATATGCAATGCAAGTGGACGGTGACGAAAAAGGCGCAGAGCAGGCGCGTTTTACTGCTGAGCAAATAGACCCTGCAAAGGGTTCGGCAGTGGGTTATATCGCTAAATATATTTCAAAAAACATTAACGCAAATCATGTAGAGGGTGAAACAGACAATGAAACAGGTAATGAATTTAATAGTGAAAGTGGGCTTGTGCTTAGTGTGGGCGCTTGGGCTAGTCGTTGGCGCATTCGCCAATTTCAGTTTGTCGGTGGGGCTAGTATTGGTTTATGGCGTGAATTTAGACGCGCAGAAAATGAGCGAGCTAGCCGAGGTTCAACGCGACTCCGTCAGGTTTACAAGGCTGCTGATAACTCACAGTTTGCGCGGTTTATTCATTTGCTTGGCGGTGCGTTTGCAAAGCGTTCTGAGCGGCCTTTTCAAATTTCCCGTGTGGCTGATGGGGTTAATGAGTACGGGGAGCAAAAAAAGCGAACTATAGGCATTACACAGGTTTTTAAATCTCGTCTTTTAGTAACGCGCGAAACGCGTTTTTCTCTTAAAAAAAGGAGCGACAGCGACGCCCCTTGGAGCACTGAAAATAACTGTAACCACCCCGCTAATGATTGGCAAATAGGCGCGGGTGATAAATTAAATCCCATCGTTTTAATACCTGAAGAGGTGAGAAATAGCGTTTTACGCGGTGCAACTTACTTTGAAGATGACGCAGCATTAAAAACAATCACACAATTCAAGGTTATCAATAACCAATTACAGCAAGAGACTATTAATTATGAGTAAACAACTAGCCGCCGCAAAGCAAAAAATACAACAAGCTAAAAAGCTTAGCGCTTTGCAAATGGGTAAAAAAATCGAAATGGCTGAGGGCGCGATAGATGATGCAATCGCCTGTTTTGATGAGCTGTATGCACGACTTGAAAGCGTTGAAAGTGTTTTAAGGCTTTGTGATTTAGACGGGCTTATTAATGGGGGTGAATATGGCGGCTAAAGGTAAATCAAACAATCCTGATTTAGGTGCTTGTGAGTGTGACGCTTGCGGCGGGTTCGCAGCCATTCGCCGCCAAAAAACGGGTAAACAATATTTATATTTGCATTGCCCAAACTGCGGAATGGATAAGCGAAGCGGGGCGAAACTTCAAGCGAAATGGGAAAAAGCCATAGGGCAAAACATGGGCGAAAATTCCGCTATTGAAAGCGAAATTTCACAGCCATTAAATAGCCCGCAATCACCAAGCGAAATTAAAGCGGGTGAATGGATGCCAGCAGAAGTAAAACAAGAACTTGAGCGTATTAACAATGATATTAAAGAGAGCAAAACCAATGAGCGAAACAGCGGAATTATCAGCGAAAAAAACAGTATTGGCGCAAGCGATGGACGGTCTGAAAATGGGGTCGGATTCTTCATCATCGGCGCACTTGCAGGACTCGCCGCAGTCGCAGGACTCAGAAGTGCATAAACACACATGGCCTGATGACACAGACTCACCGCTTGAAAGTGATATGAGATACGAACACGAATATGGCGGTCTTGATGCGTTCACTAATGCCAGCGATAGCGAAACCGACACCGAAAGCGCAGGCGTTGAATCACAAGAAATGAGCGCAGAAGATACCGCCGCCGCTGCGGGTTTTTTTGTTGATACAGGCGCGGGTTTTGTTGAATCAATGTTTAGCGTTCCCGTTACTATTGACCACGACACAAAACAGGTTATTGCACAAAAAGCCGTGCCAGTGATAGCGAAATACGCAAAGGGCGCAACACTCCCGCCGTGGCTGGTTCGCTATCGTGAAGAATTCGAACTAGTCGGCGTACTGATGATGGCTGGATTGTCGATTTACAAGCAAATCAACGCACAGAAAAAAGCTGATGAAAAAGCGGAAAACGTAAAGGCTGAAAAAACAGAAAAATCAAACATGGAATTTAGCCCGTTAGGCGAGGTGCTGTTTAATGGCGGTTAATCCCAATAACAGCCTAGATGCAAGGCATGTTTGTTATTTGGCAGGGACAGGGGGCGGTAAAACCGCCGCTGTTAAATTACAAAAGATGTTCGGCGACTGCGTGGCGATATTTGATGTTTACGGTGATTACCGTTATGACGGGCGGAGCAAATCGCCGTTTAATGGTCTTGGTGGTAGGCCTGTTTATCACTATTCAAAAAGGAAGGCTTTCGCTATTGCGTTCGCCGATGCGTGGCGAAGTGGGCAGAAATTCGCTGTTGCATATCATCCAATATACAGCCAAACACTAAAGGGTGAAAAGCTAAAGGCGGCCAAGGTTGCGGAGTTGCATTGGTTTGCGTCTTTAATGTGGGAGGCGGCAGACGGTAATCGCGAGTTGCATGTGATTATTGAGGAACTAGCAAAGCTAGTTAGTACAGCGGGTAAAGATGAGACGATTGTCGGTGAAGTCGCAACGGGTGGTCGCAAGTTTGGCCTAATCTTGCACACTATTTTCCAGCGTTCGCAAGAAGTGCCTAAGACCATTTGGAACAACTCCCCGCGAAAAGTATTAGGTGCTCAAGAGTCAAAGCATGATGCAAAGCTAATAGCTGTCGAACTTGATGCAGATTTACGCGATGTAATACAAATCAGCTTGATGAATAGCAAGTATTACAAGCAGCGACTTTACTACTTGGTTAAATCGCGCGGCGGAATCGGCAATATTGAGCCGAATTACATAAACGTTGACAAAAAATCAAAAGAGTTCGGCAAATGCCAGAAAATAACTTTTGATGACTTGAGGGGGTAGCATGGTTGGGTGGCATCTTGGGGTGTTGTTTTTAATAGTCACAGCTGTATGGGTTCGCTCAACTCTTGACGAGCTTGAAAAACGAGACCCCATAGGGTTTACACTTTGGCTTGCAGTTTTGGCGGTGTTGTTGTTTGCGGTGGTGCAGAGCTTTTTAAGGCCGTATGAGTTTGTAATCTTAGTTTAAAGAGCGAAATTTCGCTCTTTTCGCTATGCGGGGAGCGAAACCAGTTGGACGAAGGAGCGAAACGATTGATTTATTGAATACCGAATTTTAACGGGCAATAGCGCCTTTAATTAAATTAGGTATCCAATCATGTTAGATAAAAAAGTTTTAATCCCTGTAGGCATTACGCTTGCAGTTCTTGCCGTACTTACAAATGTACGCGCCGCACGTCCAGTTAAACGTATTGTTTTAGGTTAAGGGGCGAATCATGCGCGAAATTTCACCATTAAATAACCTGACGGGCGTAAGTGCTGGCGGTACTGCATCATTGTCGTTACCTATAAACAACACATACGAAAAAATTCATTTTGCATTTACGGGTGTTGCTGCATCGCAAATCAAAAACGTAAAAGTAGAGCTTAACGGGCGTACACTAACAGAGTATGCAACGCTGCAAGACTTACTAGATGAAAATGACTTTTACAAACGTGAAAAGCTTGCAGGTTACGCGACTATGCACTTTGTTAAGCGCGGCTTGCGCGGTGTTTTAAAGACCGACCTAGTGACCGAGCGATTTTTTGGGCTTGGCACGGCTGGCCTTAACTTGTGTCAAATTAAATTTGATATTGACCAAAATGCCGCTGCGCCAGCTATTAAAGCATTCTGCGAAAAATCAGCACCCACGCCGCCGGGTTGGTTATTCAAGCGCCGTACTTTTCGCTTTAATTTCAGCGAAGGCATTAACGAAATTGAAAATCTACCCCGACCGCGCGGCGCGTTTATCGGCTTAATCGAAATTAAACACGCGGGTGTAAAGTCTGTTGAATTTTTAGTGAATAATACAAAATGGCGCGACCATATCCCAACCGAACTGCATTCGCACATACTTAAGCAAAACGGGCGTAAGCCGCAGGCTGATACGCACGCGATTGATTTAATGCTTGATAACGATGTTTTCGGGGCGTTAAGACTCGACCCAGCGATTTATGATATGCGCTTACGCGCAGATTGCACAGCAGCGGGTCAAGCTGAGGTTGTCGTTCATTATTTTGATGATTATGCACAATCAAGCTTTTAAGGGGGCGCTATGTTTAATTTAGGTGCTTTAGGGGGTGCGGCAAGTGCCGCAGCTCAAACCGCTGCGCAGGGTGGCGGGAGTAGTATTTGGGGTGATATGGGCGCGGGTGTAAATAGCGCGCTCGGAAGTGCCATGAATTTGTATGGTCAGTATGAGCAAATTCAAGCGTTGAAAAAATCAGCGGGTGTTACTCAGGTTGAAAAGCAGAATCAAACCGAGTACGACAACGGCGCTGCTGTGCTTGTTGATACACCAAAAATCCCCGCAATCCCAAACAACAAACCAGCGGAGACAATGGTTTTCGGTTTTCCGCAAAAACAAGTGATTATGGGTTTTGGTGCTCTACTTGTTGTTGGTGTGCTTTTAAAGGTGGCTAAGTCATGAGTAAGAAAGGCTTAAAAGCATTTGCATACGGCGTAGCAATAGCGGCAATCGGTGCAATCGTAGCTGAAAAAGCGCGTGAATATATGCGAAAAGATAAGGCGGTGAAATAATGGGCGGCGGCGGAATGAGTGCAAGTAACTCAAGTGCAGCAAGTTCGGGAACGGGTGACCAAGCCGCGAATATCGGCTTTCAAGGTGGCTCGGTAAATTTCGGCTCTAGCAACAACAATCAAATTTTGATTATTGGTGCGATTGCGCTTGCTGCTTTGTTTTTACTTAAAAAATGATTGAGTTTTGTAGATTCGTGCAATTGCATAAAATCAAGCGGGCGGCTGGTTCGCTCGCTGATTTTAATATCATAAGAAGTGAGGTTGAAAAAGGGGTTTCGCGCTTTGTAAATATTTGCGGCGTTTATTTTGTCTTGCGTGTTGACGGTGATTCGCTAACTGTTGTTTGCGCACAGGGTAGCAATCTAAAGCAAGCGAGCCATATCATTATAGCGTTAGCAAAAAAACTAAAGCTCAAGTCAATTTTATTTCACACTCAGCGCCCAGCGCTCGCACGACTGTTAAAGCATTGTAATTTTAATTTCTTAGAAACCGCGCCGACTGGCTACGCGGTTTATAAAATGGCGGTTTAATTATGGGTAGTTCATCAAGTTCGAACAGTAGCCAACGCACAGACAGCACTAGCACGAGTATTGGTGTAACAGGTGATAACAGCGGATTTTTAACAAATGGCAATGGCAATACATACAATATTACAAAAACAGACCATGGACTAGTTGATGGCCTAGTTGATATTTGGGGTGACATGACAGGCAATCAATCACAGTTGATGTCTGTTATGGGTGATATGGCAACGGATAATGCGCAAATGGTGCAAGGCGTTGCAAATGATGCGTTTAATTATGCTGGCGATGTAAATCGAGATTCGCTCGACTTTGCTGATAGCACTGTAAAAAATGCGTTCGGCTTTAGCGATAGTATGCTAAGTGGTGCGCTCGGTTTTGGTAATAGCGCTTTTGATTTTGCTGGGCAGTCTCAAGACCGTGTTTTTGATGCAGTAAACGGCTCACTCAATGCCGCAATGGCGTTTGCGAATAATTCATTGGACGGTAACAGCAATCTAGCAAGCGATAGCATCAACGCACAGAATCAAATCGCAAACCTAGCAATGATTGAGAATAGTGATTTAGCGCGCGGTGTTGCACAAATGTCAGAAAACATGCACGGCAACAATACGGCCTTTGCAAATAACGCAATGATGACAACGACAGGTGCACTCGAAAAAGCAAATCAAGGTATGTCTGATTTGGCTTATTACTCTATTGATAATAATAGCAATTTAGCGGCAAGTCTCGCAGGCGGTGCAGTTGATAAAATCAGCGATGCGTACAGTGACGCAGGCGACCAAACATTATTGGCACACAAGCAGGCGCTGCAATTCGCAGAGCACAGCACGCGGTCGGACGGTCAACAGCTCGCAATCAGTGCAAATAAATCAATGACCTATATTGTCATAGGTTTGGGTGGTATCGCAATTTTGGCTTTAGTTATGGGGCGTAAATAATGTTTATTCGTAAGTTTTTAGAGCCGCAAAAAGTGGATGAAGTGAACGCAAGCGGTCGATTTATCAAGGTGATGAATAGCGAGGGTGAATTTCGCATTCGAGCGACAAATAACAATGGCGATTTAATACTTGATACTGATGCGCGCGCGGGTTTTGACGTACAGGTAAATGTAGCGTTCGACAAATTAACAATCACATCAAGCACAGAGCAAAAACTGGAATTGTGGGTTTCACAACACAAATTAAGCTATGACGCGTTAAGCACAAAAGCCAGCCGCTCAAGCTCATTTGTTATTGAGCATTACGGTGATTCACAGGTTCTATTACCGTATGACCCCGCACAAGCCGCGGTCACTATTTTTAGTGATGCAGAGTGCTGGGTAGGTGGTGAGGGTGTTGACATTGAGAGTGGTATTAGATTGCCACCTCAGTTGGCGTACAAGCATGAAAGTGCAGCGCCGCTGAGTGTTTTCATTAACAAGCCGAAAACGCTCAAGTTACTGGCGGGGAGTCCAAGTGTTATAGATACAGGGTTGCAGTCAGTAGGCTCGCAAACAATAAGAAAAATTAACAACGAACTAGCGTGGATTGATAAAGGGGTTCTTAAATTAAGCTCGGGCGATTTTGAGGCTTACATAAATTCACAGAGTTTTGGGCAGATTGTTGGGCAACCAATGCAGATTGGCGGGCGTTATTATGCGATTGTTAATGCAAAAAGCGGTGAAATTACACTTGCAGAAATAAGAATAGGGGATGGTTTTCATTTAAGTAAGCGAGTCATTGTACTGAATGAGCCGTTTAGTCCGCGCTGTGTAACGTGTGATGGTGACAGAATTTACATCGCGGGCGTTGTTAATAGTGGCTATGGAAGAGCGAAAATATACGCAGTTAAGATTGGCGGGGATGTTGTTGATTATGATACGGGTGTCATGCCTGCTACGGCGAACTTATCGACAGCGGCTATTTTTTATGACTCGGTTGGAGGGTATTTTTGGTACTCAGCAAAAAACCAGCTGTGGCGCTCAACTCATCTAATGAATGATTTTGAGTGGGTTGCAAATATGCCTAGTGACTTGTTAAATATAGAGCCGTTATTTAGCGATGATTTGATTGTTTTTTATTATGGTACAACGCAATATTGTACGCCGCTAGTAATAGATAGAGTTGCTGGCGTAGCAAGAGCGTTATCACCATCGCCTAAATCGGTGTTTTATGATGGGCAAACAATGTTAATACTTGCAAGTGATGGGCTGTATCAGTCAGTGGATAAGGGCATTTCATCGGTTCGAGAGTTGGAATTTACCAATAATCAAGGGGTTGGAATTACAAACGCGGCGATAGCGACTGATGACGGACTTTATATTTTTGCTAAAAACGATGGGCGAGCCATATTAAAAATGAAAATGGGTATTGATACTGGCTCACCAAAAGCCAAATTCCGCGTGTTTAAGGAGTCGTTCTGATGAAAAAATCACACATAGTCTTAGCGACTGCGGCAATTGTAGGTGTTGCACTTTACCCTAAAACCGCGCTAACGCCCGAACTGCCGCGCGGTATTCGTAATAATAACCCGTTGAATATAGAAGAAAACGGAACGGCATGGGAAGGTAAAGCGGGGGACGATGGGCGCTTTGTAGTGTTCAGCTCCCCGCTTTACGGGATACGCGCAGCGGCGCGAATATTGCGAACATACGCAAGTAAATACCAGCTAAACACCATTGCCGGAATTGTTGCGCGCTGGGCGCCAGAAAACGAAAACGACACCGACAATTACATTGATTTTGTCAGTAAAAAAACGGGCGTAGATGTAAATGCACCATTAAACGATGAGACATATCCAGCCGTGCTTGCCGCAATGGTTTATATGGAAAATGGCAATAATCCATACTCATTTGAAGAGATAAAGCAGGGCTTTGCATGGGGGTTTCATGGCTGATGTAATCGAACGTAACTTACCGACTATTTTTATTATGTGCGCTGCATACTACGCGTTAACGCAGTTCATTAAAAAAAGTCGCGCAGCAATCGCACCAGCAACAAAGCCAGTTAGCAAATTACTGGCTGAAATTCAATTTTTCATGAACGACAGTAATTACATAAAATACCCAAATGCGGGTTTTTATCTCAATAGCGAAAAGCTTGATTTCAATTATAAAATTACAAATATGACATGGCTAAAAGCAGTCGCAGCATCCCATGCAGACCATGAAGATTTTTTAAATGAAATATTCGATGATAACTTAACGCTAAAGCCAGTTTACCACCCGTTATTAAATGCGGAAGTGACAGCGGATAGCATAGCAACGGCGGCGCGAACATAATGGATGCAAACACAATTATTGTCATCGGGGTTCAAGTTGGCGGTTTTATCGCGACAGTAGCAACGTTAAAAAACGACATCAACTGGCTTAAAGTCATTATTAATGCACAAGACGAGCGAATCAAAATACTAGAGGGTAAATTATGCTAGCAACAATTGGTAAATACTTAGCTGTAAAGCTGTTGACTGAAACTTTTGTAAAAAGAGTGTGTTTAGCAACAGCAAAACACTTGGCGGCAAAATCAGATAATAAACTTGATGATGAATTAGTTGCTGCATTGGGTGAAGCATTAAAGTAAAGTTGCATTTCCTAAAGAGTCAGTGACCAATAAAAAGCCGCTTAAATGCGGCTTTTTTGTCACTTTTTTTCCTCCTGGTCAGTCACGTAAAAGGCGCGCGTTGAGTCACATTTTTACCGCCGGTAGCGTCACATTAAGCTCTCCCGGTAAGTCACATTTTTTAAAGCCGGTAGGTCACAATTTTATCCCTGGACTTGTCACAAATTACCCTGTATAAATAAAAAAACACTTCGAGATACAACCATGAAAAACACATTGATTTTATCTTTATTCCCGGGCATTGATTTATTTGGTAAAGCATTTGAAGAGCAAGGCGCGTGTATCGTTCAGGCGCAGGATAAAATATTGGGCGGGGATATATGCAACTTCAAACCAGTGAAAGGGCGCTTTGATGGGGTAATAGGTGGTTCACCATGCCAAGATTACTCAAGGAAGAATAGAAACCCATCAAATTACAGCGATAAAATGCTGAGTGAATATAAGCGTGTTGTTTTGGAAAGTCAGCCAGAATGGTTTTTACATGAAAACGTTGTAGGTGTGCCGGAATTCGAAATTGATGGGTATAAAATTCAAAGGTTTATTTTAGATTTAGCGTGGTTTAGTGATTATTCGCGACAGCGTGTTTTTACATTTGGAAGTAAGCGCGGGGTTATTCTTAATCCAATATACAAAACAATAAAGGAAACTAAAGGCACAGCCGTTCTAGGTGGTGATTCAAGAAGTTATGAAGCATGCTGCGAAATTCAAGGGCTTGATAAACCATTGGATTTAAGTTTTCTTAATCTCGAATCTAAAAAACAAGTTATCGCAAATGCAGTGCCGCTACAAATTGGGAGATACATTGCAGGATTGATAAATGACGAATATTACAAACAGACAGCCAAGGCGTTCAGTTCAGCGCCAGAAAAGCATTGCGCATGCGGATGTGGTCGGCGCGTATTGGGTAGAGCCAAAACAGCAAACGCAACGTGTAGAAAAAGAGTATCAAGAAAAAAGGCCGCTTAAGTAGCGGCCATAAACTCACGCGCGTTTTTTAGCGCCTTCGTATTTAGTCACAATTTCCTTAAGCTTAAATCTATCACTCATTTTGATTAAGTCATTACCCATGATACGCAAAATATCACTGGCTTTGACCAAATCATTTAAGTGTTCAATTTGCGCTTGAAGTGCTGCAACGTTACCCTCGTTATAACGTACAGAGCGCTGTAAAAAATCAATTTTGTTGATGTAGGCCGCTTCATAACGATTGCCGCTCGGTGTCCACAAAAAACCATCCCTGCAAATATAATAACCATCCCATAGTTTGTTTTGTGAAACAGCGCCACTAATTCGCTGTTCAAGCATAGCAACCGCGCGGGAGCACGGCTTATCATCGGCTATCCAGCGCTCAAGTGTTCGCTCAGTTTTAATATGTAAAAACTGCATAGCGGCTTTGCGGTCTAACTTACCAAAATTCATAAATCCAGCACGAAAGAGTAATTGCTTAAAATTTGTCAT